TTCCACAAATCTGGTGTGGCGCGATACAAACCATTCGCGTATGTGCATTGCTTCATCTCCAATGCTGGAAAAGTTCCGGTAAGATACTCCGGAAGTTTCTCCATAATTTCTTCGATTGCTTTGGCTTGCTCCGGATTCAAATACCAGACTTCATACTTGCTATCCCAAGCCAAATAGTTGAAGTCATCCAATTTGAAAAATTCTTTCGTGGGTTGTGCTGGCAAGAAGATCTTCCGGAACGGCCACACCATGGATGGAGCCACGGCCGCAATGGTGGTGCCACCGATGAAGGTTCTAAGAAAGGATCTGCGATTCACGGAACAGACTCCATGGATTCGGATTCTTGTAAGTTGGCAGACATTCTACTTCAATCGTGCGCTCCATCGCGTCAATGCTCACGATCTTCACTTGAGCGCGGGGATTGTTTCCCCACAGCTTATAGCTTGTGCTGTAAATCGCAAGAATATCGCCTTTCTGGAAAAAGTTATGTTCAGCAACGGCATACGTCAGCGGGAAAGTTGGGAGCGGCGCGGGAATAAAGAATTTTCGGAATGGCCAGATCTGTGAAGATGGCACCAGCGCCGCGGCCGTTCCGGCTCCGAACATAGAGCGAAGAAAGTTTCGGCGGTTCATATCGCCACGTTCTCCGGACGCCAAGATCCACCGCCATACTTGTATCGGTCTCGGAGTACGGAATTGATGATAGCGCTTGCGGCTTCCTGATCGGTGCTGGCACAAGTGGTCATGGAGTGGACCGCATCTTCGCCGCAATCCCACGAGTTCTCGCCTTTGCCGGGGAATGGAATCGGAACATCCGGTACGATCTCACAACGCATTACAATCACAGGCCATGGCCACCGCGGCCGTTTCCATGTGGCTTTCTCGAAAGTGGTAGTGGCGTGATAGATCCCTTCCGGCATGGAGATCTCGATGCGAGATCTCCGCACGATCTCTGTCGAATAATCTGGCTTACCAAGAAAGAAGTCACGCGGCGTAAAGGAAAAGTGCCACCACCACGGATCATCATGTCTCGATTCCATCGGATCATCCCAGATATAGAACATCATCATTCCATCGAACCAATTGAAGCCGATCTTGCGGCCGGATCCATAAGTCTGATCCTTGCGCCGAATCGCATCACGGATGCGCCGGTACAAATCATAGTTGTCATAGTGAAAATATAGATTCACGAGACCGATGCAAAAGTTCGCGGTGATGGCGTGATCGTAATCGGCCAAGCCGATCCCGAAGCTGAGATTCTTTCGCCAGAAGCCCCACTCGAGTCCAATTGTTCGATTGTGGTCTTTCCAGTGCCACCAACACCGGCCGTGCCGCCACATACTTCGCGTGATTCCCTTTTCTTCGTTCAAATTCTGTGAGTGAAAGCGCATGACGTTCTCCCGATTTATTGCGGCCGGATCTTCCGTGTCCACGATGGCACGATGATCTCTTTCTGTGGTCTGCGTTCCGCTTCCCGGTCTTTGTTGTACTGCGTGTACGCGGCCACCGCTCGAGCCATGGGATCCTGAATCGCGGCAATCTCTTCTTGGCGCTTCTGATTGGCCGGTTTTTGGTCCGGCTCGATCAGTAGACCGGCGATAGCATACCGCGCCGCATCGCCACAGTCATCATTCAAACTCAAGCCTTTGGGCTTCACCACGTCTTCCATGCTGACGGTCACACCGTCGCCGCGGATCAGTGCTGGGATGGCTTCCTGCAGACAAGGACAGCCCTGATTCGTGCCTTGTTCCACGGCCAACAGGAACAGTTCATCTTCTTGGAATGCGCCGTGCATCTTGGTCCAACCGGCGATGCGTTCCACATGATTCGAACTCGTGACGTGCGGCAAATTGCGCGTGGCCAGTAGATCCGTGACTTCTTGTGCCACGGTGTACTGGCTCGTGGTGCGGTTGAAGCGCTCCCACGAGAAGTGGATGGAATCCACTTGTTCAGTGAAGCCAATAACTTCGCCGTGTTCGTCGCGTTCCACCGGGATAGCGGAGATCAGCGCGTCCACCTGATCCTTCGGTTCCTTTTCACGGAGTACCAATTCGCGAGTGAAGACGTTGACCGTGCGCGGTTTCAGCCATCCCCATTTTTCTTGCGGGTGAAGGATGGCCTTCGTGAGCCACAGGATCACGGCATAGTGACCAAAGCCATAGTCCCAGCCGATTACAAAGGATTGATAGTTGAGGAACTTGAACGCGCTTCGCGGCTGGATGTGGCGCTCCGGATCGAAAACTTCTCCGAAGTAATTTCCACTGACGGTCTTGATGTCTCCGTAATAAACCTTTTGCCGGTTCGGGGAAGCGAGCAACTTCCGCACATACTCTTTGTCTTTGAACTGGTACGGGTTGTCTTCCACCGTGGAGTGGATGTACGAATAGTCTCCCGGCGAATAGAACTCCGCATCCATTTCCCGCATGGGCTTCTTGTCCACGAACAGGCGCTTGATGAATGGCCAGCCGCGGCCCATCGGGTTGGTGGCACCGGCCACGCACGGCCGGGAGCCGGGATAGGTACAGCGGTTGCGGTTACAGAGCGCGTCAAAGATCGGGAAAGTGAACTCGCCCATCTCTTCGAAGCCGATGTAGACGAACTCCGTAGACAGGTACTTATTCACATCCTTGTCTAGATTGCACGCGCCGAAGTGAAGCTTGCTCTGGACGATCTCGAAGTCTTGGCAGTATTCGCACTGGTTCGTGTAGGTGAGCCGTTGATCGAAACAATCCACGCCGTGCGTGCGCTTGGCACAACCTTTCAGCTTGGACCGGTGGATCCAGCCGTCTTCGTTGTAGCGGCGACGGCGCTGCCGGTGGAAGTAAACGACACGTTCTTCCTCATCGTACCGGTCATAGATCTCTCGCGGGATCCATTGCTTGAATTTGTTGATGACGGTGAGTTCAAGATCTACGAACTTCGTGCGGAGAATGATGCTTTCCGTGCCGGGATACTCGAGACAGTGGAAGACGCCTTCCCAGATCAGCGGTCTCGATTTGCCGGATCCGAAACCGCCAACCTGTAGCCGGTACTTCGCGGGATTCGTGTGGAAGAGTTCTTGGTGCGGCCGTGGCTGGTAGTGATCCGAGATCCGGAACTGTGGCGCTTCCGCAACGGCCGCTTGTGTCATCGAACTTAGATCCCGAGCGTTTTATTGATGACGCCGGTTAGATCGTGGCAATTCTGAATAAGTTCTCCGATGATTCGCGAAGAATCCTCGAGCGTGATGTTCTTCGGGTAAGGCGCATCTTGACCGGGAGCACCACCGGCATCCGGACTTCGCATCGTATTCAGGATGGCGACTAAACGGCTTCGCAGATCAATCAACGAACTCACATTCTGCGTGCCCATTTCTACAAGTCCGAACTTTGGTTCTTCTCGCGTAATACTGGTAGCGCCACCAACTGGAACAGCGCGGCGAGTATCGTAATGCTTTTCAAGATCTGCCATGGAATCCTCCAATTTGATTTGGTAGGCCGCGTGAGACTCGAACTCACAAAGCTGAGGCTATGAACCTTTGCGCCGTTCGCTTTTGAGGCGAATGTGTCTGCCAGTTCCACCAGCGGCCCACCGGAAGTCTATTCGAAACTGAAGCGGCCATGCAAGACATAGGCCAGAAACGGAACTCCATATTGCCGGATCACATACCAAAACAGGAAAAACACAATGAAGACATCAAGCGCCAGACGTGGATCTATCGGTTCGTTCGGTCCCAGCTTTTTCATTCTTTGCCTTCTTCTTCCGTCTTGGCTTCGCGCCGTCTTTGATGATGAACTTCATTAGCTCGCCATCAATACTGTTGCCGGTACATTCCATCATGGACACGGCTTGCGAGTTGGTCTCTTCGATGTCGTAAGAGAACGCCAGAATAAACTCTTCATCCGGCGTCATCAACACACAGCCCTTCTTCAGTAAGCCGATGCAATCGGCCGAAACGATCAGCACCTTTTGTTGGTTGGTCCGGGCATAAACGAACAGTGTCTTGCCGTCCAGCGTGCGATAGTGGCCCAGATGCGATTCAGGTTCTTGCTGATCCGACATTCGTGGTAGAGCCTTTCCGTCCCATGATCTTATACGCTTGCTTGGCTACGGCTCGAGCAATTGACCGGCGCACACGTCGCGGGATCACGCCATGGTCATCTCGCGGCGCTTGGTCAATCTCTCCCATCGGACCGCGAAAGCACCGCCACTTGTGCCATGCGGACCGGCGAACATCAGCCCGTTGGATCTGACGGCTGGCCAGATCGGCCGGATCCTTAGCCGGTAATGACATGCGGAAGCCGCGCTTTAAGCGGATCCGCGCTCCCCACTTCCTTCCATCGGCGTTCAGCGTTTTTTCGGTTTTCACGTTGTCTCTTCTTTCGTTCGCGGTCTTTGTCTTTTTTTTCAACTAGCTTGCGCCACGCCTTTTGTTCCATGACATAGGGCGTCACCGTATATGTTTGCAGGGCATGAAGCAAGCGGATCTCATCCGGCGTCATGCGATGCGTGGCTGGGATCTTCACGGCTGGGTACAGTTGAAGTTTGTTAGTTTACCGCTGCCGTTGTACCAGTAGGCACAGGCGGTGCTACGAAAGGGTCCAGATAGGTCGTCCCTCCCGTCACCGGCGCGGTGTTGATCTTCGTGTACGGACCGCCCTGTATGGTGCCACGGTAAACGTTGTTCGAAACGATAGCCGATTGATTGCTGCCCGCGGCCGGTGAAGGATTCACCCAAGTCAGCGTGACACCTTTGGTCATGCCTTGGACAAGCGTAGCTTTTGCTTCGCTCGAGTTCGCGCTCTCGAGTCCGTTCGCATCCACGCCGGTCACAACGTAGTAGTAAGTGGCGGTGGGTGCCGGAAGCGGCACACGCAAAGCAAACGGATGGGCTGAAGCAACGGATCCGAACAGAATGCAGAGTAACAGCGGCAAGGCTAGGCGAAGTGTTTTCATTGTTCCCCTCTCAGGGAAGCAATCTACTTCGCTTTGCCAGTTTTGTCTATATCCGGTGGTTCAAGAAGTGCTGGATCCAAGTAACGAAGTGGTTCTGAACGCTTCACCTTGGAAATTTCCACTTCTTTGACTTCGCCTGAATCCAGCATGACCACCAAGCGCGTTTCCCCGAAGGCGCGAATGGCATTGATGACTTCGCCGCTGTACTTCGCGTGTGGAAGCGGCTCGCCTGTCCAGCCATGGGCTTCAAGCATGTCCACGTCAATCGAACAGAACTCGATCCATTCCACTCTCATGGTTTCCTAAGTTCATTCGGAAGGTATTCGTTCAGGAAGTCGTACACGTTCTCATTCCCACGTTCGTCTCTGCATTGCTTTATTGCGGCCCACAGCTTTTCGCGGATCCCGCTAGGCTGTGCGGCAAGTACGTTCTGAATTGCATCGCAGCGCGGACAATTCTCACCCTTGCGATGGTCAATCGGTACGGCGCTGGTAGCTCGGCAAATCTGTTGGGACAAGTCCCCGCTTGCCTCTACGGGAACAGGGTTGAGATAGAAAGGCCCATGCGTAGGACATCCATCCTCGTTCTTGCCATCGTTGCAATACGGGCAATCCTTCCTGTCGGCGGGAACAGCAGGGGCGTTGGCCGCTTCCTGACGATGCTGTTCCTCGTAGACATCGCAATTATTTGCCCAGTTCTGAACTTTGTCGCGCGTTAGATCAACGTTCCATTCCTTCACCACGCGCTGGAACGCTTCCTTTGCTCCGCGATAGTATTCAACTCGCTCGCTCATTACTCCTTTACTCTCCTTCCCGCTTTGCGTTCCAATTTCTTCGGTTCTTTGCGTTCACACTCATGTCGCTGGCCAGAGAGAACCAATGTGTTGCACAAAGGACAACGCATATTCGTGCCTTCGACAATCATCGTGCAGTGGCCATATAGCTTGTAGCTAATCTTCATTCGCTACTCTCCTTCCCTTGCTACTTACAGCGCGAAGTTCAGATTCCACAACAGCCCACACCGCTTGGAATTGACGGCTCATTCCCGGTTCCGTGAAACGATAGCGCCAAGCTGGGTAGCTGGGATCCCAATATCTGGCCGTGATTGTGCGACGTGTGCGCCGGTCTCCGCGATAACTCACAACCTGTCCAACTTTGAACTTCGGCCGCTTCATTGCTTCACCACTAAGACCGCGGCCATTCGGCCGGTGCGCGTTTTTCTTCGTTCGCCAGATCTCACCAAGACTTTCATCGCCTTCAGTTCAGCGATGCGTGGCGCAACGTGATTGTGGGTGCAATTGAAGTGTGCCGCGGTTTCATCCGCGGTTATTCCTTTGGATCCTTGCTTCTTGGCCCACTCAAAGACTTCCATGCGAACCGCTTCTTTGTTCTTGGCGATGGAGACGTTCGCCTCTTGGCTTTCCGGATTACCGCCATGCCGATTGGCTGTGATGTCTTTGAAGTCATTCCGCTTTGGAAAGTCATCCCGAACTTTCCACTTAGGATCCAGCTTCGGCTTCGGGAAGAGATCACCTTGCGTCACTTCAGTTCACCGTTTCGAAACTGGAAGTCATCTCAAATGGATGCAAAACCAAGTACCGGCCGTGCTCTTTCACGATCCAATCGCCGGGACAAACCATTTGGCCATTGCCACCATCATCTATCCATCCGTGATCGTTCATCTTGCAACCGCAACCGTTGTTCATACCCATTTCGCCGTGAAGTGATTCGCCGTCTATATCCGGACGCCGGAAATAACGAACGACAGATCCTTCCCAGTCGCGGGCTTTACGTTCCGCGCCGGTGAACACTCGCAATTCTCCATTCTCGAAGCCTTGAGTATCTTTCAAGAAGTCATCCGGATGATCTCCGTTCTTGAACCATTGGTAGGCTTCCGCGAGCGTTGCGAGTCTGCGAACTTTCATAAGCCACCATCCTTCAAGATGTGATGTACCAGCGCGACAAGGCACACGAAACCTACCACGGAGAACAGCAAAAACATGGCAAGACAACCCATGTCCATGGATAGATCTCTATGTCCCTTATGTCGCATCACGTTCCTAAACTTGAAAGAGTGAACAGCGGTCTCACCCAGTTGCTCACTCTTCCAATTCCGTGTGGGGTGTAAGTACACGGAAATTCGTTCGGAGACTACTTCATCTTGTTCGGATCCATGAACTCACTTCGATCCGAAGGCGGTCCCTTCTTCCCACGCGCTTCGCGGAACTTCCGGAACTCTACGATGATGCCCATCGCGTGCTCAACCGGCGCTTTTAGTTCCTTCATAAAGAAGTGGAACAGGAACGCATCCTGTTCGGCCGCTTCGGTTGCTTCGAGCATATTCTTCGCGTGATCTCGCGCTTCTTCCGGCGTGAACTGACCTAGTGGCTTGTCATCCATAAACAGATGGACAAATGGTTCGCCATCTTTATTTACTCCGGATTGGTGCCAGAGTGTGGGCATTATTTGATGTCCGATAGTGGTGTTCTTGATGGGCCAATCAAAATATCTCTGTCAAATTCACCCTCAAGAGCACGGAGAACTATTCCTTCCATTTCCGAAAGACTGAGAACAGTGACCGTATTTCCTTGTCGGATCAATTCGAAAGCAAAACCAATTCGAAGTTTATCGGCATTTGAGACAGGAATCATTTCAAACAATCCCTCCACACAACGTACAGCGATAGCCTTTCTTTATGCCGTGCGGACAGGCTCGGCCACGATTCGCATTGGAATCCTGAACATGCCGCTGCCGATCCAGTTCAGGCGCGACTGTCTTAGTCGTTCCATCTCTTCCCGAAGGACTCGCGTTTCGATTTCCACCATTCGGCGCATCATTTCGTTCCACTTCAGAATCCCCGGCAGCATTTTTGTTTCGTGCGGAAGATCGTGTGGACGTACCACCGCGAGATCCACGATCAGGATCTCTTCGTACCCGTAAGGATGTCGAATCAGTTTGCGTCCCATTTCCATTTACACTTTCCGGGCTGGCAACCGGAATCTTCGAATCGTTACACTTGCGACGGATCCATTCCGACAGAGTTAGACCTGATAGATCCGCTTCTTTGCGCCATCCGCTCACGTCCGTATCCGGCACGCGAAGGTTTATCAGAGTTGTGCTCATCTGTCTTTACAGTTGTTAATGTATTCGCTGTCTTTACGTCTGTCAACTCAATTGTATGCGTTACGCGCTTTCACTTTGCACCGGCCGCTTCGGCCGCGGGAGATCGAGCACGATTACGGTTGGCCCAGTGAATTGCTGAGTGACACGCGCTTCTTCTTCCGTCTTCGGTGAGAAGGATCCCTTGACGCGGAAGGCCAAATCCAGTCCATCCCGGCGTGCGCCCCATGCGGTGACTTCACGCTTCTCGATCACTTGAACCGTTTCTGTGACCAATTTTTCTTTCTTGCCGATCTTGATGGTCTTTGTTTCTTCTTTGCGAAACGGGAAAAACTTCGTTTCCTTGGCATTCATCAAAGGGAGTAAATACTTGTCTATCAGAATTTCATCGGTGAGACCGTACCGGTTCATAATATCCGGCATCTTGGATTGAACAGCTTGCATGACTTGGTAGGCAGATTGGCGGGCATTTTTGGGGGGATAACCGGCCGCGATAGCAGCATCCTTTTGTGACATGCCTTTAGCTAAAGCTTTGACGAATTTCCGCGCTCGCGGTGCAAGCTTCTTCTTTTTAGCCACAGTGACGATACCCGATGGGAAGAGATTACATCACTTCACGGAATCAAGTAAATCCCGGTAAAGCAAACGCAGCACGGCCGGATGGGTTGCTTGAGGAATTGGTGCGTTCTTGTTCGGCATCGTCGCATTGAACTCCACTTCATCCACGGTGACAGTGAAACCGGCATGGAGTTCTCCGAGTTTGCGATTGATCCCGGCCGTGAGAATGGCCATGAAGTCATGCACAACTTGCTTGTGTTCAGCGTCTTCTACCAATCTCTCGCAGTGTCTACACATTGGTTCTGCCTCTTTTTCCTTCAGGATTGTGAACGGTGTTATTCAGGTACTAGACCTAAGCTTTTTTGTTCCGGCCGGTTCGCGTGATTCGGACAGAGATCCCGGTTTGGTCCTATGTTCTTCGCGTGATCGTCACACATGGGCGCATCGCAAGTTTGAGATCTGCGTGCGTTTGGTGAAAGCCGGTAGTCACAAAGCTTGGTTCCGTCTTTATCGCACCACGCGCACTTCTGTCGTTTCGGCCGGGATCCGCTCATCCGCACGAATGCCGTAGTGCCGTCGCCAAGATCCACTTTTACGCAATATGCCATGGTTCAGTTCGCGTGCTTTCCAGCCGCATGGTCTTCGAGTTGGCGAAGCTGGTGATCCCATTCTTGAGTTCGGCCGGATAGCGGTGGTTCAGCCCAGATCAATCCATCTGCAACACCGCGGGCAAGATGATAGAGACAATCTACCGCGGCTTGATCGGATGGAAGTGTCATCTGTCCCACATAGTTCACCGGCCGCAAGAAGTGCCAAGTGTTGAGATCTTCGGGAACCGGATTCGGCTTGGGATCGAGCGCGTACAGCATGACTTCATGCGTTGCGCCTTGCCGTCTAATGATCGGTGGCTTGACGCCTTCAATCGGCCGAAGATGGATCATGGTAAGTGAGTAGTGCTGCCATGCTACGGATTGGCCCGGACACTGACAGAACCAAGAGGCAAGGGATCCTTTGACATCTGGTGGATCCGAAGGCTCGAGTTCCAGTAGACATTCCGTGACTCTACCGGCCGCGCCAACAAAGATCCGTGCGGGATGAAGTTTCATCGAATCATTTTCTCCAATTTATGAACACGGCGCTCGAGTTCTTCCAAGCGCATTCCGTTCGCGACGCTTACATTTGGCATCACCATGCCATTCAAAGATGCGGCCAACTTCAAGATCTCGTGGTGAGCATTCCACGCTTCCGATGGATAGAACTCTGCAATAAGTGTGTGGCCAGCTTCTTGTTCTCTGTCTCTCAGTTCAAGAATTGGTTCCCCAACTTCGCGGTTTGTAGTGACATGGAAACGGTGCATTGGTTTTTTAGAGAGACACAAGCCGATCCGCGCCAGTTCTTCTTCTAATTCCAATACGCTTTTTCTCCCGAAGTTTCTGTATTCACGGAGTTCTTTCCGAGTCTTCAGCACAACGCTTCGGATCGTCAATAAGTTTGCAGCTTTCAGGCAATTGTAGGTTCGGACAGAGATTGGTAATTCCTCGATGCTTTTATCCAGATCAGCTTCGCTCATTTTTTCCTTTCTCAAACTTCCAGTGAATGATGTGGCCGGAGAACGGAAACTTGTGCTCTGCCCGCCAGAAAGAAACGAACTCCGTGAAGTCTTTGAAGCCATCGGCTCGAGCAAGCCGTTCGCATTCGTCTTCCGTCAGCTTCTCATCGTTCACGCGGATCACGGTGTTGCGCGGAACGAGCGGAGAATTGGGATCCATATTCAGGACGATGATCCGGTCCACCTTGTGACATGGCCATCGGCCCAGAAGGATAGACTTCTTCGTGCGGAGTCCCACGAAGCAATGGCAAATATCTAAGCCCGGAGTGTCCACATGGCCATCGAGCCGATCCTTCCGGATCGTGTGTTGTTTCCGGCCGTCCAGAATGAATGGCGCGAAGCGTTGCTTGAAGTTATAGAGTCCCATTTGCTAGATTACCTTTCCATGGTTCGCAAGTGTCTACGCCACAAGAGAACGCGATGCAAGCAATGCCGGGAACTGGCTCGCCGAAAGAACCAACGCAACGGCCGCGCCGGTGCCAAGAGCCGGTGGGCTGGTCACGTCAGCGAAGCCAACGTGCTGGCCAAGAAACTCGGGATCTCTAGGCAAGCGGCGTACTGGCGCTTGAAGAATCCTAAATAAGACAATCCCGGCACCGTGCTTTGATCGGAATCTTCACCGCACCTTTTTGAAACTTACTATGTCCGCATTCCAAGATCAGTTCCACGCTACTCGCGTGCGGATGGCCGAATGACCACTTCTTGGGAAGTGGTGTGCGGATATACCGAAGAACTTTTTTAAGCGGACTCATCTTCCACCACCATTAGATCTTTCTTGTGCGACAGCGCCACCACGAAGACCGCATCTTTGTCTTCCGGATCCACCATCTTGAACAGGAACCGGTCATCCACCCGTTCCGTTTCCATGGTCTTGCTGTTCAGCTTGCTCACTTTGGAGAACTCCAAATTCTCCGCGGTCACTCGAGCAACTTCTTTGCCTTCGCGTAAGATCCGAAAAGTTTTCATCGGTTCGCCCACGCCATCAAAAGAATGATCCCCACAAGCCACGCAAGGATCTTGAAGCCACGCAACACAACTTCTTGCGAGTGAGTTCTCATCGCCAAACGTAGACGCGCTTGAGTTTGACGTACTTCAGTAGTTCATCGCTGGGATGGAAGTCCCCTTTGATGACGCGGTAAACGGCTTGCACGGATACACCGATGGCTTCCGCTACCTTGCGAGCGCCACCGGCCTTCTTTACAGCTTCTTCCAGAGTGATAGGTTTCATGGTCCGGACTGTACGCCTTTGCTATGCCAGTTGTCAACCTGCCGGTTGACTGGTACTTCCGTACTATTAAACATATATGTTGACAACGGACGGCTTTAAGCCCATAATGAAATGTAATCAGGAGATACCAAATGACTCTTGAGAATGCAAAGAAAGTAGCCGCCGCCAAGGGATTCAACGCCGTCCATAACTTTCTGGGAACCGTCAAACCGCTGGCCAACCTGAATGAAGTCTGGAAGGGTGAGTGGCTGGTAGAGGAAGTCTTCGGCAAGCAAGTCATCCGTCAGTACTTCGACAATCCCCAAGGCTTCTACAGTATGGAGACATACGTTCTGGGAGTGGCACTGTGAACGAACGCACCGACATCCACCGCCCCAGCGCCATCATCCCTGAAGACTATCAGGAAGTGGCCATCTGGACGATGAACATCACCGGGATCGGGGATTGCCACTTCATGCTCCACCAGCGCGAACTAGCCAAAGCCCACATGGCTCGCACCGGTGGCCAGCTTCGTCACTACAGCAACGGATCTTGCGGGATCTGTGGCAACGTCCAAGCCATCTACTTGGTTCTCTACCATCACGCGAAAAGCAACGAATACATCGTGGTGGGCGTCAATTGCGCCCAGAAGATGGGGATCTCCTACGATGCGGACGGAATGAACCTGTTCCGGAAGCAAGTGGCCGATGCCCGCGAAGCGGTAGCTGGCAAGCGGAAAGCCATCGCGCTTCTCGCTGACAAGGGATTGATCGGCGCTTGGGAACTCTACACGGCCGAATATCCGAAGCACGCGGAAGGATGCAAAGCGGTCTACAACGATTACACCGGTTATATGCCGGGAACATGCGATTGCGGACAGGCTGAAGCCTTCCACGATTGGGACCGGTTCGAAGAACGCACGATCCGCGACATCGTAGGCAAGCTAGTGAAGTATGGCAACGTCAGCGATAAACAAGCGGAGTTCGTAGCCAAGCTTCTGCAAAAGATCCAAGACCGGCCGATCATCGAAGCCCAGCGCAAAGCGGAAGCCGATGCGGCTGGCCCAGTCCCTACCGGCCGCGTGACAGTGACCGGCGAAGTGCTGGCGCTCAAAGAAGTGGATCGGCCAGCCTACCACTACCACGATGATGGAGTTGACACCAAGGCTCTCATCAAACTCGAGAATGGCAGCAAGATCTACGGCAACCGGTTCGCCAACGTGGACCGCGGCGATAAAGTCTTCTTCACCGCAACGATTACGGCGAGCAAGGATGATCCCAAGTTCGGCTTCTTCAAACGCGCCACACTGGCTCAGACCGAAGAAGAAATAGCGAAAGCGAAACTGGCGAAGAAACAAGCGGCACAAGAGAAAAAGCTACTGGCCACAGTGGCTTGGGGTTAAACATAGGTGTTGACAAGCGCCAAGTTTAGGAGTATTCTTTCTTGTGATAAAGAAGATCATCAACGAACCGGCAAGACTCCTGACAAGGGAAAAGGCTGAAGCCCTAGCGGCCGAACTGAACGCCGGGAATGATGGCTGGGAATACCGGCCAAACCACGATCCCAAAGGCACCGGCTATTCCTTCATCGAGATCTTTGAAAACAACGAACTGATAGGGAGACTGTGAGTGTCACGAATGACGATCAAGATCACTTTCGCCACCATCGAAGAACGCGATGCCTTCCTGACTGAACACTTCCCAGACCGGAAATGCGGCGATGCGCCGGGATCCTACGATACGAAGAAAGCGGAACTTGGCGTGCTCTGCGAAACGGTTTGGGTTACGCCGAAAGAGTTCGAGTTCGTTCCTCAGCCTTATTTGGGAGTTGGACCACGCTACAACGTGAGAAAAGAGAGGGAGCAATGAGACTGTACGGCGGTTTAATGAATCGGATTGCCGAAAGTTCCAAGATGCCGGATCCGGCCGTAGGAATGGGAGCAACGCTTTGTTTTCACTCGGATAGACATGCGGCGACGGTAATTGAGATCTCAGAAAATAAGAAGCGCATCGTGGTTCAGCAAGACAAAGCAATTCGCACCGATAAGAATGGTCAGAGCGAATGCCAGTCTTATACCTTCGAACCGAATCCCGAAGGCGTGAAGTTTATCTTCACTCTCCGCAAAAACGGCCGTTGGGTGGAAGCCGGTAGTTCAACAAAGAATGGAACCGGTCTCGCATTGGGCCAGCGTGATGAATACTACGATTTCAGTTTTTGAAAAGGGAGAAAAACATGGCAATAGAAAAACGTCGCGGTTGTGGTTTCCGGAAAGTTGGCGGTCTGTACTTGGTGAGCGGTGGCGGTGGCGTGGAGTGTGACCGGCTCCCGATCCCGCTCGAAGTCTGTCCGTGCTGTTCACAAGGGATCAAGCAATCCCGCGGCTGGACTTGGGTTGATGTCGCGCTCTTGGTTGGTGGCGTTCACCCGGATTGCAAAGATGACTTCGCTTGCCCGCTTTGCATGGCTACTTCGGAGATGGGCAAAGCCGGTCTTCTCTGGATCGGGGAAAAGTTCTACAAGACACCAGCGGACTTCGATCAGGAAGGCGCGGAGATGGGGATCTCCCGGCGCATCAAAGCAATCCCACGCGGTTTCAAGGTTGGGATTACTTGGATCCTTCTGGCACATCCCAAGACGATCCGGACTTATGTTCCGGCCGAAAAGGAAGACGAACAGCGCGGGCTTGTCCCCGGACTGGATGAGAAGATCGTCTTTAAGCCGGGGATCTTCAAGGTGTGGCGTCCACAGCGAATCGAAAAGCTAGTGCTCGAGTCCCAGCGTGACAGCGAAGAAGTGAAGGATCTGATCGAGAAGGGAATCACGCCGGTCTTCGTGCCGGATGATGACAAGGATCACCGCGGCTCTGTCTACGACAAACCAGAAGAAGACGAAGACGAGACAAACGATAAGGCAGCGTGAAGATCAAGGCTCCATTCTCGGTGAGACCGTACCGGCGAACGTGGCGGGGAAGAACTTACTTCAATGTCTTCGCCAACTTCGCCGGTACTTATCATCTGGTTTGGCGCTTCAAGGTGAAAAATGGCCACTAAACCGGAACTATTGATAATCCGCAAAGCGCTGAACAGAGCATTCAATACAGTGCTCGCCGCGGATGAAGAAAGCGAACATCCAATTACAAAGGCCACGTTAGATGAAATTGAAAAAGGCTTGGAAGCGTTGAACAAGTTGGAAAAGGAATTGATCCGTGGCCACTAAACCAACGCAATGGTCTCTCAAGAAACTCCGCGCCGAAGGCTGGACGTGCCACATCGTGGAGAAGTACAACCAATTCGCCAGACGCCGGATTGACGCTTTTGGCTTCGGTGACATTCTAGCGATGCGGCCGGGAGAGATTGCACTGGTTCAAACCACCAATGCTTCGAACATGGCCGCGCACGAAGCGAAGATCAAGTCACTTCCGACATACCAGCAATGGTACGAAGCCGGTGGCACCGTGATCCTTCACGGCTGGAAGAATGCGAAGACCGTCCGCGAGAAGAAGACTCAGCGCAACGCCACGCACATGGCGATTGACATCCTAACCGAACTTCACTTCATGCGGATCCTGCCAAAACTGACAGTAGAAAAGAGCACCGAACTCCGCGAAGCAATCGCGGAGATTATCGCCAAAGGCTACATGCGCCAAGTAAAGTTACCCAATAAAACAAAGCCCTTGCATAGCAAAGTCAGACGCGGTATAAAGTAACTCTCCGCACGAAACGAAAGGAAACCAACCATCATGGCAAGTAAAACGGCGAAGCCAGTCGTAGAGATCATTCCATCTACCAAACTGGATGGGATCGAGAACTCACTGGTAGAGATTGCCAATGCAGAACATCACTTCACGATGGAACTTAAACCGAAAGCGGAAAAGATCTTCGTGAACTCTCCCGCATCGTTCTTGGATGCCGGAAACCTTTTGAAAGAGATCCGCGCCACCAAAAAGATTGGTGGTAAGAGTATGGAGAAGTGGAAGGAACTACTGAAGCGCGGACAGGACTACATCAAAAACAAGATCACCGCGTATGAAACATTGGTCACTCCCACCGAAGACATGCTCGAGAAAAAGATGACGAACTACCAGCGCGAAGAACGACTGGCGAAAGAACTCGAAGAGAAGCGGCTGAACGATGCCAAGGCGAAAGAACAGCGCGAACAAGCCGAAGCCAAGCGCAAAGCGGATCTCGCGGAAGCGGAAGAACGTCGCAAGGAAAAGATTGCGGAGATCAAGCGCGACATGAAAGCCGGGAAGATCGGCAAGCGTGAAGGTGCGCGGCTCTTGAGAGAGACCGGCGACATCGCAGAAGCGGAGAAAGCACAAGCGGAAGCCGATGCCGAAGCGGCCAAGAATGCGCCGGTGGAAAAGATGACAGTGCTCACGAATGTTCCGGCCGTTGCTGGATTACAACGCCGCGTCAACTTCAAGTTTACGATCACCGCGGCCAATGCCATCCCGCGAGAGTATCTTATGGCCAACGAAGTTCTGATCGGCCAGATGGTACGCGGAATGCGGGGACAGATGCCGAAGGATGCCACACTCGAGCAAGTAAAAGCGGCCGCGGAAGCAAAGTGCCCCGGAATCACGGTCACTTGGGAAGATTCAATCTAATGGATCCGATCAGCAAAGCATGGGTTAAGACTGAACTTGGTGAACTCTCAAAAGTGATGCTGAAAGCCGGACTTGAGTATGCCAAGAAAAAAAACCTTCCCATTGAGTTTGGTATTGCCGCGCTTCAGTTATCAGAGTTCAGCCTGAAGTTGAACCAACACGAAGAAAAGTCAGACGAAGATTGCATGATCTTACTGGAACAATGTCTTCAGGAAAAAACGGAGCAACTATGGAACGAATTGCTATCAAGTCATCACTCTTAGCCAGTATTGGCTACGATCCGGCAACCAAAGTGCTGGAAGTAGAGTTCAAGCGCGGCTCGATCTACCAATACAGCGGCGTGGAACCGGAAAACTATTCCGCATTGATGGAAGCAAAGTCCATCGGGAGCCATTTCCTTCACGAGATCAAACCGGCGTTTACTTGCAAGCGCATGGATGGGAGAGACAGTGATGCCACACGCAAAGAAGAAGACGATCAAACGAAACCGGCCGAAGGCTGGCCGGATCCGGAAGACGCGCCGAAAGAAGGCGAAGGCTAATCCTGTCACCGCAATAGTTCCGGCCGCACCGGCACCGCTGGCACCAGTCCAGCCGATGTATCAGGGCCGCGTGATGCCGCGGGCGAAAGTGGATCTCATCAAGCGCACGGTCTGTAAAGAAGCGGACGATATGCAACTGGCGCTGTTTCTGCATTGCTGTGAAGCGAACGGTCTCGATCCTTTTCGCAAGCAAGTCTACGCCATCTTCTTCAATAACGATGAAAGCCGCAAAGGCACCGGTCCCAAAGATATGGTTCAGATCACCGGGATTGATGGCTTCGCCATGATGGCCGCTCGAGATCACAAAGACTTCGGCGGGATCGGTGACGCGAAGTTCACTTGGTTCGAACCGGATCGGCGCACACCAGCAAAGCGCCGGATTCCCGAGACCGCAACGGTCACCGTCAAGCGCAAGGGTGGCGAGCCGGTAGAGATCTCTGTGTACTGGGAAGAGTTCGCGCCAAAGGATCTCACGGAGAAGAAAGCGGACTTCTGGAACCGAATGCCTACGAATCAACTCGAGAAGTGCGCTCAAGCGAAAGCGTACCGGCGCAACTTCCCCGGCCAAGGCAATGTGTTCCTCATCCAAGAGATGGCCCAGCGCCGCGAACTCGAAACCGATGGTGGCCGTCAGATCGTGGACAGCAAGGGTTTCGATGCGAATGGCGTACCAGTCACCGGCGCGGCCAAAGCCCAGCACAAGATCAATACGGAAGTGGACCGGCAGAAAGAGGAAGCTTCACACACCAAGCGAACATACTCCGGCGAAGTGGAAGTGGATTATTCCCGCGCTGACGATCAAAGACGGCCATCGGTGCATTGCAGCACGGAAGCGCTCGAGAAGATCCAAGCAAAGGCAATACTTGTCTGGGGCAAGGATGAGTTCTGGCACGTCGCTACCGGCAAGGATCTGGGGATCCTTCGAACAGTCTGCGATGAAAACAATTACGAATACATCGAGACGTTGCCCACCAAGCAACCGCCGAAGAAACAAGATTCTGGTAATGCGAAAGGAGACCGGAACACGAAGACCGCGGAGAGTGGAAAGGGGAAGGCTGGTGGTTCTGGAGAGTTCCGCTCGCCGTCTTCTTCCACTCAGCGGTTAGTTTCTGGCGCTGTCATCAAGCTAACCGAACTGAAGACTAGCACGAAGAGGAAAGTTCCGTACATGAGTTTGATGGTGAAAACCGGCGCTCGAGCGGTCTGGATGAACACTTGGGATCATAACTTTTTCGATTGGCTGGTGAAAGCAAAAGAGCACGGCGTGGATTGTGCGTTCTTCGTCCATGATGACGAGAAGTATGGTCCACAGATCGTGGGACTCAAGAACATCGGCGGGATCGAGTTCATGGAAGACGGTAAGACGCCGATCAAGACGAAGAAACCCGCCGCTGGTGAAGGCCAAGAAGGATTGAAGTTCGAATGATGGACCTCGAAGAACGCCTGAAGTTAGTGCGCCACCTGATTGCCACCTACCCGGATGCACCGGAAGGGACAGAGCAACACATATTGATCTGCCCGATCTGGCCGGGAAGGAATGCAAACATCTCCAAGCGGAAAATCAGTTGTCTTTGTTGCAAGGCCATGGTGGCGGTTCACGATATGAACTTGCCGAACGTATTGAAGTTCAAAACCATCATCCTCTGTCAAGATTGCGCGAAGCTTATGCTCGAAGAACTTGGGCCGGAAGCAAAAATCTCTCCCGGTAATTTCTATGATGTGAAATGACACCCACCACGCGAGATCGTTTCGTAAATCATTCCCAGCAAGCATGGCGCTCGCTTGTGGAGTTCGCCTTTCTTTGTCCACCGGATCAGCGCGAAGATGAGATCCAGCGACTAGCCAAGCGGATCGAAGCGCCGGTTGCGAACCTGAAGCGCAAAGTGGAAGCAATTCTCATCTGTCGCAATGTTGGCCATACCAAAGATCAGATCATCAAAACTGGCCAAAATGGCACCATGGCCGCATCGAGCCGGATCCGCAAGAAGGATGCACCGGCACCGGAGAATAAGTGTGTGATCTCGTGGCGTGTCTCCATGGATCTCGCCGCGGCCGTCAAACCGGATCCGGAAAAGTATGAAGACACGGAATCCTTACAGTCGCGCTTGATGCGCGTGCTCAAGATCCGCACCCATGAAGAATTATGGGAGTTCATCCTGTCCACCTATGCGGACGTGGACGATGCCACGCTCCAAAACTGGGCCGGACTATTCGATAGAAAGAAAGGAATAACGGTATGAAAGTGAAGATCAGTTATCCGTGCAAGACCGGCCGTCACGATGATTGTTTCAAGAAAGGCTGTCCGTGTGGCTGTGGCCACAAGGGAATCAAATGACGTTCATCGAAGTGGAAGCTGAAGTATTGAACGGTGAGCGCGTTGTTCGTGTTGGACACTGGCGACACTTCAAAAACCTAGAGACCGGCGAAGGCCGGTGGTTCTTCACTGGACCGGTGGCGCGAAGTGTCAAGGATCTGGCCAGACGCATGAATATCTTTCCGGCACAGATGAGCGCCAAGGATCTCGAGACTCGAAGACAAATGCTCTTGCGACAGGGCGAAGAAATTACAAGAAAGTATGGTTGATCTTGCGGTTGTGATGACTCTTTCTGTGGCTTTTTCTTGAAACCCAAGGATAGCGTAAACCATAAGTCAAGTGGTGGTGCTGTGGAAAATTTAAGCGGTTTCAAGGTAAGTGGTTTTAATCTCTTTCGTTTAGGTTGTGGATAGAAATGTGGAAAGTTGGTGAATATGAGTGGAAAAAACGAATTAGATCACATTGTAGTGCCGATGTCGGTGGTAATGAAGCTGTTCTCGAATGTCTGTTCGGATTGTATGTCAGCAATCCGGCGCGAACTATCTATCAACGCCATTGACATCCGGAAAGATCAGGACCGGCGCTTGTGGAACATCCTTGAAAGTGTAGCCGAAGAGATGAAGATCTCTACCGCGCAGATCATCGGCGGTGGCAATACGCCGCGACTAGTGGAAGCGCGGCAAAAAGTTTCTGTCATGGCGCGACAGTTCGGATATACCTATCCGCGTATTGGAGCGCTCTTGAATAAGCACCACACTACGATAATTCACTTGGTGAAACGACATGCTCAGATCGAAAACACGCACTCAGGGACGGAAGTATCCGCGGCGCAAGCACTGGATCGAACAGCGGGATAAAGTCTTCAAGCGAGCCGGTAAAAAGTGTGAGATCTCCGGCGATTGCCTTGGGCTTTATGTCGTGGTCAATCCGGACGGCCGGAAGAAATGGCTTTGGAAGCGTGCGGTGGACCATTTGTTACCAGAACGTTTCGTGCGCCGGTTCATACCGAAAGCGGATCCCCATATTCTCGAGAATTTATACTGTGTGTCAATGCGGATTCACGCAATGAAAACACCGATGGAACGAAAGATCTACGGTGGGGACTATATCGGTTACTGTGGCGAACTCATTCGAATCGGTTTCACTCAAGAAATGATAAACAAGGCTCTCACAGCGTTGAATGAATCAGCGAAGGTGAAAAATGATCCGCGTACTCGATGAAGAAGCCGCAAAGCCAAAGGTGAAAGAAGTGCGAGACTTCGCAGAGAGAGCGGAGAACCACTTCATCGTAGGATCTAATTTTATTCCCGGCGACGATCCACGCTATGTCTGTCACTTGGATACGTTCCGCTGTGTCTTCACGATCTCGAAGACGAAAGATGGCGGGTTGTGGCGACATCTCAGCATCTCCGTACCAAGCAAGCTTCTTCCGAATCCGTACATCGCATTCACTATCGCGCAACTGTTCGGCTTCACCGGCTGGAATGGTACATCTGTCAAACCGCTTCCTCACGGTTGGGCCGGAGATGTCAACCGGAAGGATAATTGCCTTGTGCTCGCACAGCTAATCCCTAATTGACCTTGCATAGCGAACAAGGGTATAGTCCCCGCTGCATTCCCCGCTGTATCAAAACACAATTCAGGAGCGTTTATGGCAAAGAACAAGCCGCACCTTCTTCCTTCGAAGAAGAATGCGCCAAAGAAAACTGGGAGCCGTGGGATTGGTCCAAAAGAAGATTCACCATCGGACGGCAAGTCAGCCGCGGCCGGTGAACAAGCGGAACTTCTCGAGACGCCGAAAGAAAAAAGACTGGTGGTAGTCAAGGATCGGTTCGAAGCGTTCATCATGCCGCCAGTCTTCGCCAACGCACCGAAGACTAGTGACAAGATCATTTCCTTTCGCGTGTCGCTGGCGCTCACCGATGCCCACGCCGGTCTCTTCTCGAAGATCGTAGAAGAAAATTGGAAGTGGGTGAAACGGCCGCACCGGCCGAAAGTCTCTTTTGAAGTCCCCGGTCAGACTGTCGCTTTTTTCTTGGCGCACGATGTCAAAGAAGAAGAGATGCGCCTACCGGCCGCGAAAGTAACCCATGCGAACATCGCCGTGATCCAGAAGAAAGGCGAAGGCACGGCGCTGAAAGTGATTCGCTACCAGTTCAGACTTCAGGTGCCATGGAGCCGGGAAATGGCAAAGTTCGCGGATGCAAACTACAACGTTCACATGTGGCTCGAGATGAAGAACACGCAAGAAAAGCTTTTTGATGATGAAGGTGAAGAATAGCGCTCCAACGGCTGGCGCTGGATTTGTCGTTCTAGCGCCAGTTCTTCTTCCAGTGTTCGAGCAATTCCAGAAAGAATGGAAAAGCTACAAATGTCCAGTGTGTGGATCCGCGAAGTGGAAGAACTCAGGGTTTTGCCGTCACTGTTCGATGCGATTGCAGCGAAAGAGTATGTTCGGGATCTATGCTCGATGGACGCATCACCGTTTGCCTTGTCTTGCGAATTATGCGAACGCTGAAACGGTATATCTCTGGATATTGTGGTATGACCGATGCCGCGATTACTTGAAGGTGAGCAATGGGAAAGAAAACAAAGATCGAATGGACAGACGCAACGTGGAATCCGATCCGCGGGTGCTCGAGAGTGAGCGAAGGTTGTAGGAATTGCTACGCCGAAAGTGTAGCGGCTCGCTTCAGTGATCCCGGCCAACCCTACCATGGCCTAGCGGAGTTCGTCACCATCGGCCAAGGCACAGCCAAAGAGCGCCAAGAAGCCCGCTGGACGGGCAAAGTCGCATTCGTGAAAGAACACCTTCAGGATCCGCTTCGCTGGCAGAAGCCCAGCCGGATCTTCGTGAACTCGATGAGTGATCTTTTCCATGCCGCGGTGGAAGAAGCGTGGATCTGGAAGATCTTTGGCGTGATGGCGCTCTCCCAGCGTCATACCTTCCAGATCCTAACTAAGCGTCCGGCGCGGATGCTGTCCATACTTCATGGCGTCGATCCGGCCGCGGCTTACAGCGGGATCTCTATGCTATTCGATGAAGTTGGCGCACATCCCACCTGTGACATGACTAGGGCTTGGCCGCTACCAAACGTGTGGCTTGGCGTGAGTGTGGAAGATCAGAAGACCGCGAACGAACGGCTTCCGCTCCTGGTACAAACTCCCGCGGCCGTGCGCTGGGTGAGCTATGAACCGGCGCTTGGGCCAATCGACTGGAAAGAAGCGCTCCCGAAACAAGAGTGGCTGTGTGCGCTCAACTGGATCGTGGCCGGTGGGGAATCCGGCACCAATGCACGTCCGATGGCTCCGGACTGGGCAAGATCCACGCGGCAATTTTGCAAAGACTATCAGATCCCGTTCTTCTTCAAGCAATGGGGAGAATGGGGACAACGCGAACTTGTCCATGTAGAGAAACGGCATTGCATCGCGGTGGACGGCAAGCCGGTCTTTACGCGGGATCTCGGCGCATGTATTCAGCATTCGAAAGACGGGAACTATCTCGAGCACGTGGGCAAGAAAGAAGCCGGTCACAAACTCGATGGAAAGGAATATCGGGAATTTCCGGATAACAGATGCGTAAATTCATAATGGCTTGGGAACGATGGGCAATGGGTGACGAATCCACGATCATTTCTCTTTTCAAGGTTGTGTGCTCGATCATATTCTTCTTGTCTCTTTTCATCATCCCCGCTGTGTATTGGGATTCAAAACAACCTTCGTTCACGTTGAAAAAGTCTGAATGGTCTTGTACCAAAAGCCACAAAGAAGCACGGACTAGCACCACGTTGCTTGGTGGCAAAGTTCCAATTACTCAATCCTATGAAGTAGAAGTTTGTGATGAATACACACGGAGAAGTACGGAATGAGTCTACCGATCCCAGTTGAAGCGCTCGAGCAACATATCATCACACTGGGCAAGACCGGCGCGGGCAAGTCTTCGGCCGTGCGGGATCTTGTGGAATATCTCTTGGACCACGACAAGCGCGTGATCGTAATCACGCCGAAAGCGGACTGGTGGGGACTGAAGCTGGACAAAGACGGCAAGCGAGCCGGTTACCCTGTTCCGGTCTTCGGTGGCCAGCACCAAGATCTTCCGCTTTCGCATCTCTCCGGCAAAGTGATGGCCGAATTGCTAGGCACCGGCAATCGATCCGCAATCCTTCAAATGCGTGACTTCATGCCGGGAGAGCGCACTACCTTTTGGATCGACTTCGCTTCGAACTTGTTCCGCGTGCTTCAGGGAAAGATCTATCTCGTGATCGATGAAGTCCACAACTTCGCGCCGAAGGGTAAGGTTCTGGATAACAAAGCCGGGATGATGCTCCATTGGTCCAATAAGCTGGCCGCGGAAGCCCGCGGGATCGGGATCACGCTGATCGGTGCCAGTCAACGCGCTTCGAAGGTTCACAATGATTTTTTGACTTCATGTGAAACGCTTATCGCCATGCGCGTCACTACTAAGTGGGACAGAGATGCTGTGCGCGATTGGATCGAAGGCTGTGGCGATTCCGAGAAGGGGAAGGAAGTACTGAACTCGCTTGCTCAAATGAAGCGCGGTGATGCGTGGGCTTGGTCCCCGGAGATTGACTTTGGGCCAAAGCAGATCCACTTCCCAATGTTCAAGACCTACGATTCCTTCCGGCCACAGTCCCCGGCCGATACCGCCAAGTTGCACGGCTGGGCCGGTGTGGATCTGGCCGATCTGAAGACCAAACTCGAGCACGTTGTGAAGGAAGCCGAAGCCAACGATCCGGTCAAATTGAAGGCCGAGATCAGCCGGTTGCGCCTAGAACTGGCCAGAAAGCCCCAGCCGGTGCCCCAGAAGGCCGAACGTTTGACCGTGGCATCTTCCACCATCCAAGCCGCTTTATCGCAGCACATCGAGCCGTGGCGCGTTAGCGCCCAGCATTTCAGGCGTCAACTGGTAGAAACGCGGAATATGCTCACTTCCATCATCCGGATGGCCACGAAGTATGTGGAAGAACCACTGGCCGATTACCCGAAGATCGAGATAGATCCAAAGGTGATAAAGCAATCCATCGAATCATCGGTGCGTACCTTCACTCACAAAGTAAAAGAGACGCCTTTTGGCCATGTCCACACAACGGAAGTAAACGGAGATCTCTCCGGACCGGAAGCGCGGATTCTCAAGGCTCTGGCCGAACTCCGGCAGATCGGACAGGAAGCGCCGCCGCGTGACATGGTTGCGGCATGGTCTACCTATTCGCCCACGAGTAGCGCATTCAAGAATCCGCTGGGAGCGCTCAACACCAAAGGCTTCGTAGGTTATCCGCATCCCGGCCATGTCAATCTGACGGATGAAGGCGAACGGGTAGCGCCACACGTCAACGCAGTAGACCGCACAGAGATCGAGCGCCGGATCCAGCATATTTGCAGCGGTCCAGAATGGAAGATCCTTGAACCGTTGACCGGTGGTGTGGAATTGGCACGGAGAGAACTGGCGCTGGCTTCGGGCTATTCCGAAACTAGCAGCGCGTTCAAGAATCCGCTTGGCGCTCTGAAGACCAAAGGACTTGTGACATACCCGCGGCAAGGCCACGTCAAAATTGCCGCTTGGTTTCTGGAACTGTGAGGATCCATGAAGTCTGCGAAGATAGCCCACCTAATTCGTAGATCTGGCTTGTTCATTACGCGCTTTGCGAAGTGGTTCGATCCACCAGAGAAAGAAGAAGAGTTCGCGGAAAGCTTCTTCAAGAGCATCATGTGGTCCGATGCCTTCGAGCACTACACGGACCGGCAAGTTGGCAAATTGGCCACCCGTATTCTCACTTCAAAGATGGGAACGAAGGAAGAAGCCTTGCTCGCAGAGATCTCGCTACGCCTTCAGCGTTCCCCGGCCGGACCGTGCCACACCGATTCGAATGGCAAGCCGATCTTCAACTATGTGCCGGTGCTTCGTTTGGTTCCTGCAGGACTCTATCGGTGCGATGGCTGTGGCGCTACAGATCGGCCGGTGGATGAAGCGCTTCACAATTGTCTGTACTGTCTCGGGCTGAAGTATTCCGTGGAAGTCCGGCGTGACAAGCTTGCGAACACACTACGCCGCAATCATGCCAACATCGCTCAAGTCGTGAAGGAAAAATTGAGGGAGTTCCAGAAACCAATCCGGAACTCCCCGGAACCACCACAAGCTAGTTAACTGATCTGATCGAGTGTGAAGTCCGTGATCTGTGGCGGTGGCGGTGCCAAGATTGGGACGTTGAAGGTATGGCTCAAAGCCGTACCCGCGCCATTGACGCCGGAGAGCGTCACATTGAAAGATGTTGCCGTATCATCGGATGCGACGGCCGCGGTGAACTGATTCGTGTTGGGATCTACCGGACTCAGTGTCACCTTCGGATCATCTACAGAGACCGATGGGCCGGTTTGTAGAGGAACACCGTTCGGTGGAACAAAGCCGATCTGGAACGATCCACTTCCACCAACCAAAATTCCGTTGATTGCCATGTCATTTCCTCCAAGTTGCGAGAGCGTGAAGTCGTAGATCTGGTTCTCGAGAAGTTCCAACCGATAGATGCGCCGGAGAATCCTATTCGTCTGGGCTAGTTCGTCGGCAATACGATTCAGCGCCTTCACGGTGTCGTGATGGTCGAACATGGCTCGGATGGTAGCACAGACAAAAATTAAGGGAGCGTAAAAACAAGCCGCTGATCTCTTGGTCCACTTTTCCTTCACAGGATATCCGGCCGTTTGCGGACGCGGTGCAACTTCCTGTTACTGGACTGTGAGATCTTTGGCTATACGCTCCCCTTTCGTGCTCGCATTGTAGGTGGAGTATCGCTAAGACTTCGGCGCGTTCGGATCCGGCACCAGATCTTCTTGCGGGATCTTGCTCAGATCGTAAGGCTGGCCAGTTTCTGCTTCATACGCGGCCGCGGCGTGCTGGCCCATCTTAATAAGAATATCGGCCATGGATGCACCGGCACCAATCGGTGTGCCAGTCGTTACCGCGGAAATACCGGAAGCGGCCAAATCCGCAATGGACAGAAGCCGATCCAGTAGAGATCCCTTGGGTGGCGGTGTCGGTGTTGTGCTCATTTCTTTGTACCTGCTTTCGGATAAACCTTCACAAATTCAGCAAAGGCCGCGGCCGCTGCAGCTTCCGCTTCATTCAGTTTTGCGAGCATGTCCGGTGTGCCACCGGGAACACCAGCCGCGTGGTAAGCCTTCGTCGCGGCGTTCAGTACATCGTAAGCGGCAATCATTTTATTCAGAAACGGGATCACTGTCTGAGGAAGCGTACCGGCCGCGAGATCTGCCTTCGCATCTTTGATAGCGGAATCGTAAAGAAGATTCGCATCGTAGGCGAGCGAATCAATCTTGTCCACCGCGCCGGGATGGATCGGAGCCTTCAGACAACCGCCAGAAAGAAGACAGAGGATTGTCAGCACAGCGAAGATGCGATGCGGCATGGAAGTCTCCTAAGTTAAGCCGGTTCTACGTTGATTGCTTGCAAACCCTTTGGCGTGTCTTTCACTTCGAAGAGAACGTGATCCCCTTCATTCAACGTCTTATAGCCTTCGGTGATGATACCGGAGTAATGCACGAAAATATCGGCGTTGCCTTTGCGCTGAATGAAGCCGTACCCTTTGGAACTGTTAAACCACTTCACTGTACCTTGTTCTTTGCCCACCGCGGACGTTCTCCCTTGCCTATCAGGTATCCTGTATATATAACTTCGCCATGGTTTCAGTCAAGGGAGAACCGAATGTTACTCAGCCCGCACTTCGATCAGAGTGAGTTCGAACAGGATGGACCGCTTCCGGAAGAATGTATCCCTGTGGTAAGGCGCTTTTGTTTAAGCGTGCTCGAGCCGATCCGCGAACAGTTCGGAGCCTTCAAGATCACTTCCGCTCGCCGCACCGAAGAAGCCAACACGGAAGCGCACGGCCAGCCGAACAGCGAACACCTTTACACCGCGGAACATTGCGCCGTGGATGGCTATGTTCCCCACCAGCAATCACGGCCGGTCTTCGATTGGATCCGCGAGAATCCCAAGCTTCCGTTTCACCAATTGATCTTGGAGCATGATGCGAACGGATTCTCGATCCTTCACATCTCGATGAATGTGGCCATGCCCGGAGTCCGGAGCGTGCTCGAAGGCGCGACACACAACGCGGAGAAGTACACGCCGGTTGACCACGTTGCCTTTGCGGTCTGACTACTTCAGGTTGTCCAGCTTGCGTTCGATTCGATCCGCACGTTGCTCGATGGGTTGCAAGGCATCGTGCATCTGTTGATAGGTGACCGGTTGCCGGTCTTCCAGTTCTTTCACGCGGCGAGCCGTGTCGTTTGCTTGTGCCTGAAGATTCGCAATGAAAAAAATAATCGTTGCAACCCAGACCAACACGCCCATGATTACATGGATCGTCTGTATCTGAATTACATGCTTGCCGCCAGTGTCCATCATCCCTTCCCGTCTCCTGCAGGTGGAGTAGTTTGAGACGTACCGTTATCTCTTAATTTTAGAACACCCATGCCAGCCGTGATAAGCCCACCGCCTTGAGATCCCAGAACGGCGAGCGCCACGATGGAACGGTCAATGCGTGCGTCTTCTTTCACGAACAGAATTGCGCCAAATGTGGCCATGGATCCGATCAGCACGAACGTTAAACCGATACCGATCAGGATCAAAGCGACACGATCCCCATCTTTCAGGTTATTAAACCATCTGGACATGGCTTCTCCCTAAAACCTGAATCTGAAGTCGAACGCTAAGTCGCCACCACCGTTGACTAGATTGAAAGAAAGATTGGCTAGTCCCGGTACGGACGCCACAACGGCATAGCTTCCACCAAAACCATTGGACGTGAAAGCCGGTGCGGTGGCAATGCCGCTCGCATTGGTGACAGCCGTATTGACGCCACCGGCGAACGTTCCACTTGGGCCGCTCCCCGGTGCGGTGAATGTCACCGTGATGCCTTGAATTGCATTTCCTTTTGAATCGCGCACGATCACCGCTAGATTCGTTGCGAAAGTCGTGTTCAGTTTTGCCGCTTGCGGTGATCCAGCGGAAATGGCACTGGTGGCATTGACCGCTCCACCAGTCCACGCGCCAAACGAAGCAACAAGATTTACGATGCTTATGCCGGGAAGTCCTGAAGCGATTACGGCATCAGTGGCAGTTGCTCGCAGAATCTTCGTGACACCACCAGCGCACAATTGATAAGCGTTGATGGTCGTTCCTACAGTTTCAATTTCTAAAATATCTCCGGGTTGCCACGCTGTTCCTTGTCCGGTGGCGAGTGTTGTTTGTACGGTGTTTATGTTTTTGACGATATTTATAGGCGTTGTATTCCCTAGAGTAGTTCCAGTCCCAGTTGGAATCGTCGCACCAGCACCGCAAGTTAGTTGTGCGATGTACCACGTCCGAATCCCTGTTTGAATGCGAGTGGCAACACTGGGGAATTGGCTATTTGCAGATGACACCGCTACAGCTTGTGAATAATTGTCTACCGGCCACGATGCTGGCCCTTGCTTCGTATATTCCGTAGCGAACACACCACCAGCGCTGGCCTGAACTGTATTGCTCACTAATTTCAAAGCCGAAGCGCCGGTGGGGATTCCCCAAGTGCTGGCATTCAGCGGGTTTTCATCGGCGCGGACAAAAGAATCCGTTGCCAGCGGAAGGTTCGTGTTGGTAGTTCCAGCAGGACCGTATGGAGTGATGATCGTGGTCAACCCCGGTCCAAAAATCGTGTTGTGCGTGAACTGATTCGGATGAACTCCATCGGTCTGGAAATAAGTGGTGTTGGAGAAGGAACCGTTCGCGGTGATCGTGGAAGGAAGAACAAATTCCGCATCCGCGAAGGTTGTCCAGTTGGCATCAATCAGCGCATTGTATGCTGTCTTATCGGTGTCCAGTGATTCGCCACCAATTGCATTGTTCCCTGTCCGGCTTGGCATCTGAACCACCACCACTTTGAAGCCAACCGCTCGAATCGCCTGACAAAGCGTGACAAGATTCGCGTAAGTTGTGGCGACAGTGGCACCGTTTATCGCAAAATCATTTGTGCCAGCAAAAACAATGCAGACATTAGCCGGAGCCGTGGCATCGAACAACGGACTCACTTGAGTTGTGTACGTTGTCAGCATGTTGGCAACGGTGTTTCCGTTCACACCTTTGTCAAAGGTGTTCCAAAGTCCGGGCATGGCGAGTAAATACGGGTAAGGCGCGTACAGATTATTCGCGGCTGCGGACGCGCCTTGTGTCATGGAATCGCCAAATGACACCACTACAGGATTCGACATATCGCCGGAACTCCTATCCGATTACGAAACTAAGATCTTGCCTACTACTGTAGGACTCGCGCCACCGCTCAAAGCCGTCAGATTCAAGCGAACGAAATTCACCAGTGTAGGAAGCGTTGCAGGAATTTCCACATAACCGCTCACGCCGGTTTGAGCGCTGCCAATGATCGTGTATTCGCCATCCACATCGTTGACCGCACCTTCCAGTTGGATCGAAGCGGAAGCCGGTGCCGATGGATAGGTGAATGCCCAAGTTATCCCATAGCCACGGCCAATCGTGTTTTGAATAGCGAACGCCTGACTCTTGGTGGCAGCGACAGCGGCTTCGGCCGTCTCCGGAACCGGAACATAGCCTTGTCCAGAATCGGCCGCGGAAACCACATCGGCATGAGTAAGTGCGAAAGTAATCGTGCCGATTCCAGTTGAGGAATTGATGGAAACGCCGGTGATTGCTTTTCCGGTGACATTGAACAGGCCAGCGGTGTTCGAAGTTCCAGTGATCGAAATAAGCGAACCAACGGCCGGGATGCTTCCTTCACGCACCTGAACTGTGACCGTGGCAACGTTGCTTGTGAGCGCCACGTTCGTCACCTGAAGAAGCGTGGTGGGTTGGTTCAGTGGCTTCGAACCGAAAGCGTATGCCGGAACGCCGGGAGTAAGGCATTGCATCGCGGTGTTTTTACCCGGATTGCTGTTGTAAGGTGGCATAGATTATTCTCCCAATCTCAAGTTGTGGAATCCGTAATCAGTCCCAAATTTTTCAAAGCGGTAAGCAAACTGGCCATCACCACATCGGATGGAAGCTTCGCACCGGTAACAGTTGGCTTGGCAATTGGCGGTGCTGCAAAGAATCCCAGCTTGGTATCGTGTGTCGCTTGAATGATCGGACTCGATCCTGAATCTTTCACGGAGAAAACAGATGTGATGCTTCCAAGAACCGTACTTACTCCGGAATTGTCTAAAGTAAGGGAAGTTCCACCACTCGAAGAAAGAGCTATAGAAGCGCCGCTGAAAATTGAATTTGTGGAGTTCGCGCCGCCATCATCCGGATTTATTTCAAATCCGGAACTTGCGCCAGAAAAAGCGAAACTCAGCGATTGGGTGCTCTTATCGAAGACGGAAGTGGCAATCCCGCCGAATACTCCGGAGTCATTGAATTGGACTTCGCCACTCGTGCCACCGGGGGGTGTCACGCCCGCACCGCCACCAGAAAATCCGAATCCAAATCTAAAACCATAGGATGACATATCCTCTCTTTGAAAAAAGAGAAATAGGCCAGCCCGATTCTGGCGATGGTCAGGATATTAGCACAATTTCCGCGTGCTCCGGAATTTCTGCGCTGTTGATCCGCTTCGGAAGGTGATCCCGGCTCATCTCGCTCGTGAACTCGGATTCCCAGCCATCGAACCGGATCCGGTAATCCAACTGACGTGCCGGGATCTCCTGTCCCACTTCGCGCTCTACAATTCCCCGGCCGAACAGCGAGATGCGCCAGTACGGATCCGCAAGTAGCGCATCCACTTTCTTGGCCGCGTCTTCGTAGTGATCTATGCCGTGGAAAAACTTCGCATAGCTGGACCATCCGCGGTTATAGCCACCCATGCCGATGTGACTACAGTGCGCGATGCCGGATGAAACCGTTTGGCTTCGATCCTTCTCCAAGATCCTTTGGATCAGTCCGTCCTGTTCGACGTGGGCCATCTGGAATGGCACATTGAAGCTACTCGCCGGAAAGGTGTCACGGATATATCCCGGCATGTCGGCGTAGTACCGCGGCGATGCGTGCTCCGAAACTAACCGCAATTTCTCCCGCGTCAGGCTTAGACCAATTGAATAGATCCACGGCTGAAACATATCACCGTGATCTATAGGAGCGTGTTGATTAAATACCCACCCTAAAGCCGCAAAAATATCCGTCCATTCTTCGTGCATCTTGCGGTGCCAGTCGAAGAAGTCCGGGTGGATCATCACATCGTCTTCAATCAGATACGTTAGATCCGCGCCGGAGTTATAAGCGAAGCGGTATGCTTCCATGGTGTTGTAGCTGTTTCCGTAATAATCGTGATCCGGCATCTGGATCCATTTAGCCTTAAACATCTCCGCTACATCCATGCCTTCCATGGCTCCACGATCTGAAAAAACACAGATAGGAATATCCTTCCCATAAGTACGGATTCGCTCAAGGCAGGAAAACAACAAGAATCTTCTTTTATAGGTTGTAACCAATACCAATTCACGCATGAATAGATCCTTTCTTTCGGCGCTTTCGTTGATTAGATTGTTGCTGAGATCGGGTGGCCCAACGGCAATTTTCTGGTTCATAGTTCCCGTTATTGTTGATTCGATCTATGCTGTGTTTTTCAGAAGGCTTTCTTCCCATATCCATCAAAAAATTTACAAAAACACGCCATCGGACACACACCTTTATCCCGCGAGCACCATAATCTCTATAGCCCGGACGATTGGGATTTGTGCAACGTTGAAGCATGTTATGCCAAGCATCGTACTCGGCGGTTCTTCCATTATCAGTGGCATGGCCATGTATAAAGAAAGACAAAAATTCATCTCCAACAGTAGATGGCTGTCACGATGTCAGTCTGTTCGCCATTCCATTTCAGGTAAAGCTTGGAAGTTGAATCGAAGTTTTGTTCCAGCTTCTTCACGAGTTCTTGGCATTGGCCTTGCGGAATGAGATCTGTGTGAATTTCCATGGTCAGGTAGCCGATCCGCTCCAAGGTTGCTTCTGACGCGGCCATAAATGTTTCGTATTCCGCACCTTCAATGTCCACCTTGACACAATCCCAATAGCTTTCACCCAAGAGATCGGCCAGCGAGAAGCATTGGACTTCTATACAGCCATCGGATCCGGAACGTCCCATGATGGTATTGATTGCACTGGTTTCCGGAAAGTGCCAAAGGAAACCCTTTCTGTATTTATCCGCAACGGCCGCGTTGACGATCTCGATCTTTCCATTTCCGATGTCGTTCGCCACGGCCGCGGAGTGAACAAGTTCCACCAGCACTTCGGGATTCGGTTCCACAGCTTTGACATAGCAACCGCGTGCCGCACAGTACAGCGAGAACACGCCGAAGTGAGCGCCGAGATCCAGTACACGATCTCTTGGCTTCGGAATGTAGCGGTGTACGTTGGTGATGACGTCCCAGCATAGTGCTTCGTAGGAATCACTCTTCGTGTTTACCCGCGGCATACAAACTCACTCTGGATCGTTTGCTGAAGCTGTGTATCGAAGTCCCCGCGCTCCCAGCCATATTCTTTGATGGCATCACCGGAAATGTTATAGGAGAAGTCCCATCCCGGCCGTTCTTTGTGCGGATAAGCCAGTGAGTACTTTAATTTTTTCCCAATCATCCCGCTGATCTTCTCCGCAATTTCAAGATTGGAAAAAGTAACGCCGGGGATGTTGTACTTGCAATGGATCTCCGCTTGCTCGAGAAGTAACTTAATTGCGGCCGCGACGTCGCCAACGTAGACGTACATCCGTCGCCCCGGCTCGCCGTTTGGTTTGGCGTGAATGACCACTTCCCGATCTCGAGAGATCTCGTAGATTATCCGTGGAATGAACTTCTCTGGATGCTGGCCTTCCCCGAACAGGTTCGAACAGTGCGAGATCACTACCGGCACACCGAAAGTATTGCACCATGCCAATGCGAGTTCTTCCCCGGCCGCTTTGGTGGCCGCATAGGGATTCCCGCTCCGGTAACGAGACCATTCCCCGAAATACTCTTCGGTTAGATCTGACGAGCCAAAAACTTCATCAGTGGAGAAGTACAGGAACTTTTTCAGGTTCGGCAACTGACGGGCGAACTCGAGCATGGAATAAGTTCCAAAGATATTGGAATAGAGAAACGGTCTAGCCTTCTCGATACTTCGCGTGACGTGAGTTTCCGCGGCAAGATGCGCGATGTATTTGATGGACGGATCCAGCTCCTGATAATCCGCATGGTTCACGTCTATCACAGTCAGGTCGAAGCGGCTATTTTTCGCCAAGCCTTTCAGCCGTTCGCCACCCATCGCGGCATAGGTGAAGCTGTCCCACACCTTGATGTTCCAATCCGTGTGCTCGAGAAGATGCTTCACAAGGTGCGAGCCAAGGAATCCAGCCCCACCGGTCACAAGGCAAGTTGTCATCGGTTTCTCGCCATCGCATAACGGTATTCGTGCGTCTTCGGCATCCGGATAAATTCGTACTTCAGTTCCTTGCCCAGTTCCGTGGCCACACGCTGGGCCATCTGCAGGTTGTTCAGTTCTTCCCCGTAGAGATGGTATGACTTGCCGATGGTTGCAGTTTTCAGGAGATCCACTAGTTGATTGGCGAAAGCGGTGACATGGAGCCACTGACGGACTCCCGGTCTTCCATCTTTCGCATGAAGCTTCATCGTCTCGCCGGTCTCGAGCGCTTTGCGGACAATCGGCACGAACTTGGACGGATCCTTTTGATCCATACTGAAGATGTTTAGTGTCCGCACGATGATTGCCGGTAGATCAAAAGCGCGGTGATAGCTGTACGTCAGGAGTTCGCCCGCGGCTTTGGTTGCAGCGTAAGGATTGGACGGCCGGTGCGGATCCTCTTCGTTGCTGTAGCCATCGTCGCGGCCACCAAAGACTTCGCCGGTGGAAACGTAAGCAAAGAGATCCACATCCATCCGGCGAGCAAGATCGAGCACGTTGGCGGTCCCCATTACGTTGGTTTCTACAAAAGAAGCCGGATCCTTCAAGGAACGCAGAGCATGGACATCGGCACCAAGATGAAGGAAAAACATATCAGCATCAACAGGAACACGCATATACGCTTCCAGCATCGGATGTTTGAAGTCCCAAGGAATTTCCACCACTCTTTCCGATTCGAATTTTCCACACTCTCTTTGAAATGAGGCGATATTCCAATCGGTTCGAGTGAGAACTTCATTCACTACAGCGCGGCCAGCAAAGCCGGTTGCGCCGGTCATCAACAAGGTAGTCATCAAAGTGCCTTTCGTGTTGCATAGACGGAAATGAAACGGTCTTCTCCGGCGAAGCGGGGATCCCCGTCCGGAGTTCCTTCAAGCTTGAAGAACTTGCCCAATAGTTCGATCAGCGCATCATAAGCCGGTTTCTCAGCCCAGCCGTTGTGGAGTTCCAGTGTCAGGTATTTGATCCGTAGTAACGCTTCAAGCGGTGCGGTCAGGAGAAGTTCAAACTCCGCGCCTTCGATGTCCATCTTTACGCAATCCCAGTCTTCGAGTCCGATGGCGTCTTCGAAGGAAACACATGCCATGTTCGCCGGTCCGGAATTGTCCGGCCACACCACAGCGCCATTGTAGGAATCCCATGTCTGGCCGGGATGGCTATGCGCCGGAGTCTTGCCCGGATGGTATGCACACTGGCCGGAATGCGTCCACACAGCCATTTGTTTCGGGATCACGCGGTCTTGGATGCCGCTCCGCTGAATCGTGTCCAGCAAGATGAGATAAGCTTCCGGGTGTGGTTCGTAGGCGGTTACTTGTGCGCCGTTCACCGCACACAACGTTGTGAAGACTCCTACGTTCGCGCCGATGTCCATGACACGATCTCCGGGCTTGGCACGGAAGCGGTAAGTGTCACGCGCTACGATCTCACTTATCATGTACGGATCATCGAAACTGAAAAAGTGCGGTTTGATCTCCGGATGAACTCGAGCAATCTCGTTCCATGCCCAGACTTGCATCTTGCCGATCACATCTTCTTGCGATTCAGCCATTACCAACTCCCCGGATCTTTTTCGCCTGTTACCGGATCTCGCCGTGCATCCAGATGGTGGAAGCGGATAGCGTCCGGCTCGGGAGCGTAAATCCATGTCTTGAACTTTTCCCACGGCAATTCCAAGACCGGCGAGTACATCACGGTTTCGATCATCTTGCAATCATCGCCGGAAAAGTATTCGTCCAGAATGCGCCGATAGAAGTCCGTGCGGGAGACGTGCGGCCACGAAGACCACTGGATCGTTTTAACGAAGTCCCCTTCGCGTTCCCCGAAGAGATGCTGGTGCTCCGGGTGCAAGGTTTCGTGCCAGTAGAAGCGAACTGTATTGGCTTTTTCGGAAGCCAGCATCCAGCGGATTCCCAGCCAATCAATCGGCTTGTCATCAATCGTGGCGTCGTGCTCACAGAAAAGAACAAGCGGCGTGTGGCACCACGCCATAGTTGCCTTCATCATTCCGGCTTGCTGTAGGTGCTTCGCAAAGGGACAGATTAAAACGTTGGCATACCTGAAATTCACCTGTTCGATCAGGTAGACAAGGTATTCCCGGTATTGCTTGCTGCGATGTTCCACTTCCGGCCGCACGCCATCACACATGATGACGATCTCAGAATCCGGTAAATGTTTCCGGATGGATTGGATCGTGCGCTCGATAATCTCCGTGGAAGGATGCGCCGGGATCGGTGAAGTGGGAATCACCACGGTTATATCTCGCATTCGAGATCCTTTCGCATTTGCCTCACGAGTGACTTCTTGTAGGACTTCCAGAAGTGCATACACTCTTCCGAGACATCCTTCCACTTCGGAAGCAACGTCTCGATCACGTCCGGCAACTTGGCCCAATCGTTGATTACCCAGAACGGAAAGAACTTGTTTCCGAGAACATATTCCCAGTATCCCGGTGGATAGCTTTCGTGCTGGGTGCGGTTGTCTGCGATGGGAATACAACCGGCTTCAAGCGCTTCCGCGAACCGGAACGAATCCACCGTACACGGACCGGCCGGACAAGGAACAAACTTCGATTGCACCATGGTTTCAAAGTACTGTTCTTGCGGCACGCCTTGCGAGAATCCCGGCGTCACAACGATGTCCCCGTTCGGAATACTCTGCAGCGCATCTACGCATTGCACGCGACGGCTGTGTGTCACCTGTCCGTAGAAAGACCAATCCCACTTACGCGGAAGGTGCCGCTTCTTCTGTTCATAGATCAGATCGAGCGCTTTCGTGGTCCAGCCGTTGATGGCCGGAACATCCACTTTTTGCTTGGGATTGATCGGTGGCATGAACCACCAGAGCCGCTGGTTCGGATGTTGCAACTGATCGGAGTGGAAGATCCCTTCTTCGTCGCCAATGATAATCCAGACTACTTTGCTGTAAAGACTGGCCACACGGTTCAGCACTTCATAGTCGCCACATGAATGACGGCCGGGAATCACGATCACGCCGATCCGGCCAATCGGGTTGTAGCCTTCCGGCTTGAGGATTTGATGGTCACATTCCGTCGCGTAATCCAGAATGTACCGCGGCATTGCACAATCCCAAAAACTATCCGCGTGGTGCCAGAGAACAGGAATCATGCCGTGACAATCTCCAAGATCTGGCGCATTCGCACGGTCCAAGTATCATCGCGCCGGATCTGTTCCACACCTTGTTTTATCACTTCTTTCCGCGGTCCCTCATTGAACAGCCACAGATCAATCTGTTCCTTGAGTGACTTGAGATCTTGCGGCTGGTAAGTGGCTACCGGGAGATCCAAGCCCTGTACTTCCGGGTGAAGAAGAAAGCCGTGACGGCCGATTGTTTCCGGCACGCGGTCTGACCAATACCGCGGCGTTCCGGCAAAAATGCAATCACCCACCACGATCTTCATGCTCGCATAGACATCGTTCAGTTCGTGGCCGCGGATCCCGGTGATGTGCTTGAAGCGGTTGCCATACGTCCGTTCGAGAAATTCCACCATCTGACGCCGGAAGGGATACTCGCTGTGGTAATCCTTTGCGCCTACGAATCCCACATCGCACCGGTAGTGATCTCGCGGTGTGCCGGGATGGACGTAGACTTCGCTGACAGCCGGTTGCATCCAATGATGATTGACACCGGCTTTTTCGAAGTCTTCGTCGCGTGAACCGTCCGCGGTAAAGACAAAGTTCGTCTTCCAGAATGGGATCTTGCCGATCAGCGCTTCCCGTTCAGGGATTCCCCAGAACTTGTCCAGATGGATGCTCGCGGTCCGGTAGCCACGATCCGCAAGCCACGCCAACATTTCCCGGTCTTCTACTTTGAGCCAGCCGGGAGTTCGTACCCAGAGAAAGAGATCCGAGTTCCGACACGATAGATCTATCTTCCGGAGTGTGGCTTCGTTCTCCTGCAGGAGATCCACGCTGTGATCGAGCGCTTGCTCGAGCGCCCAACGGATCATGTTCTCCGTGCTTTCGGCCGCAAGGAAATTCCCCAAGAATGAGATCCGCATCTTTCCTTGCCGGGAAGCGATAGCCATCCGCATGGAGCGCGGCACGAAGTCTTCGAGATGTTCCGCGAAAGCGGTCCGGAAGAACTCATTGCCGCGCAAAAACTCTTCGCGTGAATCCCCGAAGATTCCATAACCGAACAGCGAACTATTCGCAAGAAATTCCTTGCACGCCACATGAATATCCAGCGCGGAAACTTCGTAGACTTTCGCAAGGTTATAGGTGGACCAACCGTGGGCTTGGACTTTACTGGCGCTATGGATCTCATCCATCGGCGGTGCGGCCGTGGTCAGCACCATGGCGTTCGTGCTCATCGCTTCACGGATAGCGTGGCCGAAACCTTCGGTTCCGGACGGGTAGATATGGAACAGGCATTCATTCTGCAGCGTACGGAGTTCGTTCTCCGGTAGCCAATCGAAGTACTTCACGTTCGGGATCTCCGGCCGCTCCCGCAATGCCTTGCTGACGATCAGGAGTTCTGCGCCAATCGGGAAGCCATCCTTGCGCCACTTCCACGCATCGAGCACTTCTTGAGTACCGCGGAAAGAGGAATTGCCGCCAATGTGAAGGAAGCGCTGTTTCCGGATGATCTGTGGATTGAAGACGTCACGCGCCAGAAAGCCTACATAATGCGTCCGGTCCGGAAAGTAACACTTGAAGATCCGCTCGCCTTCCCGCGTCTTGCACAGGATCTTATTGTAGGCTCTGCCGATCAGATCCAGATCGTGCGGCTTGGTCCATTCCGGATTCGGGATCAGCCAATTGACCGGCGCGATGTCCACCAGATGACGGCACACGGTTTCCAGCGAGATCATTAGATCTATCGGTTCCAGCTTCTCCGGCGCTTCTTCATCGAACTGGAAGCCGGTTACTTGGTGGCCAAGCTTTTCAAGGTAATCGCGAAGAAGCCCATATTCGGTGGCCAAGCCGATCCCCGCGCTGATATTCGTCACAATTCCGATCTTCATGGTTCTCCCTTGGCGAAAGTCCGGCGAATCGAACGTACCTACTTTTTAAGCACTTTTAGAGCAAAGGTACTATTAACCTTGCATGGCGAAGTTGGCATACTTTATACCTGAAAGGGGAAACATGCAAACGGCAATCCTATTAGGAATCTCATTAGGATCTCTAATATATTTTGTCTCCCAGTATGCCAAGCGCCGGATCGTCGCGGCGCTCGCCGTTGTGATCCTTTTGGCCGCGGCCGTCTTGCTGTTCCGGCTCTGGGACAACCGCGCTTACCTTCCATATCCTTCGAACTATCTCACCCGTCTCGAGTGGCTGGAAGGCTACCGTTCCAACACCGAAGAATTGGATTGCGCCAAGTTTATCGCCAATGCCCACGGCGACGAACTCACTTTCGTCTACTGGAAGACCAAGACGAATGTGATCCGCGTCTTTGCCCAGCGTGCGGATCTCAAAGAATACCTGTTAAAGCCGGGAGATGTGGCCAACTTCAATGGCCAGCATGTGGCGGTCTATCTCGGATCCGGCCGCTGGATTGATGCGGACTACCGGCGCGGCAATATCGCCAAGTTTCAACTTTCAGACAAACCGGAAACGGATCCATGGTTCACCGGTCCGGTCACAATTCGCAGGTTCAAGGAAGGTGTCGAATGACCGCATCTATGTTCTTTCAGAAGATCTTCGGCGGGAATCAAGCCCGTCTCGAGAATGACTTCAAGCGCACGCTCTCGGAGAAGATCAAAGTGAATGACCGCGTGCGCCACCGCAAGACCGGCCAACTGGGAACGGTATTCCAGACCGGCATGGTGGAAGGATCCCTCAAGGTTCCGGCGCTTTCCGTGCGCCATGATGACGGATCCGAAGCGTGGCTGGTGCCAAGCGAAGATTATACGAAGGCAACCCGCTATTAAACATAGGGGTTGACAACGTTCTGGTTTCATGTAAACTAGAACATGACACACCAACCGAAATACCAAACCAAGCAAGAAAAGAAAGAAGCGCTCTATTTAGACATCTTCAACGCTGCCATGGAAGCGGGCAATAAGGCAGCACGCGAAGCGGTCTGTGTTCCGATGGTTGTCTCCCAGCACCAGAACATGGCCGATGATAATTCCCCCATCGAAAAACAATGGTACGTCGCGGACGGCGTTTGCGGGTTCGGCTGGGTGGAAGTTCATCCCGGCAACTGTGCCTTCGCCAAGTGGCTGGTAAAAACCGGCCGCGGCCGAAGCGGTGGACGCAAGGGAAGCTGGTACGGTGGCGGTGTCCACATCTGGTCCCCACTGAGAACACAGTCCATGACGCGCAACGAAGCATGGGCGCACGGTTTCGCCAAAGTAGTCCACGAGATCATGGGAATCAAAATCTACGCGCAAAGCCGAATTGACTAGGAGAAAAACAATGGAACTCACACGAAACGAACTGAAAACTCTCTTCTACATCGGCCGTCAACTGGAACTCATCGGATGCTATGTACCAATGAAGGAACCGCAACCGCGCACGGTCAAAGAGCACAGATCCTATGGTTTCGACATGCTAAAGCCGGATGGCAAAGTCTCCCGAATGGACTGGATCAAAGGTGGCTTGATCGAAGGGATCTCACCGGCTGGGAACGGATACACGGAAGTCATCATCCGCGACGAACGCGGTGAAGTAGCAGCACACTATCGGCTCTTGTAGGAGAAAACATGGACATCTTCGCTAAACACCAGATCCGCATCGCTAAAGACACGCTGAAGCTTTCCGACATTGGCGCTCGAATCATGGGTGGCATGACCAAAGCCGAAGCGCGGGAGATCTTGAAAAAGCACGGAATCAAATTCAATGAGGAAGGGGAAAAGAATGCAGATCCAATTCGATCAGATCAAGCACGGTGACAAAGTAACGATCCTAGTTCCCAATGGCTTCGGCCGGAATGGACAGGAGTGGAAAGAGAAGACTGGCAGAGCCATCATGCGCGGTCCGGCTGGTTGGGTATTGAACATGGGTGGACAGTATGGGACAGCCGGTGTGGCCACGCTACGCAACTTCGTGAAGGCGGTGCGGTAATGGCCACCCAACAGAACTGGACCAAGACCGGCGAAGAGTTCATCGGCAAGCCGGTAGATCCGGCCGAATGGCCGGGAGTCATCACATCCCGCGACATGGTAGTGAAAGCCATCGAGAACTTGGAATGGCAAGAAGTCCCCAACCATGGCCTAGAGATGGGGATTGCTGAAGCAATGGCCATAGAGACCGCTATCAGGGACTACAAGATCCCCAAAGTCTCCCATGTAGCCACCAGCCCGGATCTCGCGCCATGGGGCTTCTACGGCATCCGTGGACACTATTCCAACGGTGTCGCGGAGATCTACATCTTGGATCTGGGATCCCAACTGGCCACCGTCCGGAGCGACTTCACCCCAAAAGAAAGTTAAACAAATAGGTTGACAACGTACCGGTTAAGGCGTAATCTACAACATGAGACACCAACAAAAAGCCAAGAATCCCCAAGACAGAATCATCAACCTGCCGGACGGATATAACGGCCACACCGTCCCCTACTTCGCCACGCCGATCCAAGAAGGAAAAAGCATCGTTTGGCTTCGTTGCGCTGTTCCCGGCAAAGAGTACATGAAACGCTGGGCGCACCGCGAGACATGGGAAAAAGCACTTCAGGAGAAAGCATAAAATGGACAAACCCAAGCACTACCCCACTTGGCTCGATTCAGTAGACATCAACGCAATCCCAGTCCAGATCGTCATCAAAAACGAAAATAGCTGGGATGTCCACGAATACCCGGATCTAGCCGAAGCCAAGAAAGACTTTCCGGATTTGGATCCTTACCGCAACGCCACGAACTTCACTTGGGCAATGCGCGGAGAACTGAACGGCCAGCCCGCGCTTCGCTTTGAAAACTGGGCCGCTGATCGAATCTTAGGAGCATAAACATGACACGGAGAGAACGTCTCGAGCGGAAACTGGAAAAGCGTAGAGAGTGGGCCGATAAAGCCGAAGTGAAGTCCGAACGACACTTCAAGACTGGCCACGATATGTTCAGCGTGATCCCGATGGGACAGCCGATCCTTGTGGGCCATCACAGCGAGAAGCGAGATAGGAACTACCGCGGCCGCGCCGCTGGCCACTTGGACAAAGGTGTTGAGTTCGCCCACCTTGCAGAACACCACGAAGCGAAAGCTGGTGGAATCGAGAATCAGCTAGAAAATTCCATCTTCTCGGATGACAGCAACGCGGTGGAAGCGTTGGAAGCACGCATCGCGGAGAACGAAGCCAAGCGCGAGCGGATGAAGCTGGTAAATAAACTCTACAAGAAGCAAGACGCGGCCGGTCTTGCGGCGCTGGGAATTGATCTCGAAAAGCTGAAAGAGAAGCTGGCCGCGGCTGGTGGCTACTGGGGCAAGGCTCCGCACCTGCCTTATGAACTATCGAACTTGGGACAGCGGATCTCCGGCGACAAAAAGCGGCTCGAACAGGTGAAGATGCAGAACACTCGCCGGGAAGCCGCGGAAGCCGCTCCGAACGGCGTAACGTTCACCAAATGCCAGAGTGGCTACTGCCGGATTACCTTCGCGGAGAAGCCGGATCGGAGCATTCTCAACGCGCTCAAAGCCGCTGGCTTCTACTGGGGACAGGGAAGCTGGGCCGGTAAAGAGGAAAGCCTTCCGGCCGAAGTGAAGGATCTACTCGAGAAAGGGGCAAACTAATGGGATACATGCTGGCAACCGCACCGTGCGTCCACTGTAAGCAATTATTCAGCTTTAACCCCGATCTGGTGCCTTCTGTGCGGGTGAATGGTATCAAAGAGCCAATTTGCAAAGCTTGCGTGCTGTGGGCCAATCCCAAGCGAATAGCCAAGGGTTTAGAGCCTATCCGGATCCTTCCCGGCGCTTACGAACCGCAAGAAGTTGGCTGAAAATAAGTACTTCCGTACTATTCAACACAGGTGTTTAATACGCGATAATGGGTTTCAAGAAAAGAAGGAGAAAAAATGGATACTTTCTACAAAAAAGTGGTGGTTCACTTCACAAACCCAGAACAGGATACCGTGTTCTCTGAAGTCTTAGAGATCGTGGTGCCAGATAACGGAACAGTGGTTCTTCGTACAGAGAAAAAGCTTGTGACATTATCTCTGGCGAACGTCACATACTTCACACAGGAATAAAAGGTGAAAACGATGCGGATCTACGTTGACATGGACGGTGTACTCGCTGACTTCGATGCCTTAAAAGATCTCTGGCGAGTCACAGGCGAACAGCTTCAGGAGATCGAAGGCGCGTATGCAAAGATGGAGCCGATCCGCGGAGCCATCGCCGGAGTTTATCGGTTGATCGAACTTGGCCATGATGTGTGGATTGCCACCAAACCGCCAACCGGTGTGGCTCATGCTTACTCTGATAAAGTTCTGTGGATCCTGCGATGGTTGCCGGAGCTAAAAGAAAAGATCGTCATGGTTGGTGACAAGAGCATCTTGAAAGGTGACGTCTTGATTGATGACCGGCCGAACAAAGCAAATGCGGACAAATTCGAAGGTGCGCTGGTTCACTTCAGTCCGAGTATGGATTGGTCAAATATGTGGGACGTTATCGGTTATCTTTCGGCTCATCCTGATTTTTCTCGGCCGGTTGTGATTTCTGGTGATTGGACTTAATTCCGGCGAGATCTTCATCGGTCCAGTTCACCGGCAACTGTTCGTCAATGTAGTGGCCTTCTTTCAAGGCCGGATCCATCTTCTTAGTGGACTTTTCCGGCTGGCTTGGGTTCATTGGCTCCTGCCTTGGCGCGAACACGTTCGAATGTTTCCGGGTTGTACGTCTTTTCCGTGGTGCCTTTCCGATTATAGAACGGTTCCAGATTCTTGCCGCTGTTATCGTAGGCTTGGATCTCATCCACGGATGGATCGTTCTTGAACTTCATAAAGGTATTCGCCGCTTCTTGATGTTTCTGCCGGATGATGTTTTCCGGTACGACACGGCCGCGGCTCGCCGGATCTGGACTTGATTCCGCACGAAGCTTCGCTCGATTGATGGCTTCTTCCACCGGGAGATCCACATAGACGATCCGGACGTGGTATCCGGCATCCTTTAAGCGCTGGTAAAGCGCGGCATCACTTCCACCGGTAGTGGTGTCATACAAGAAGTCCATCTTCTTTTCCGCGGCCGCTTTCAGGAGTTGCTTGGACATGGACGAAGCTTCTTCGTGTACTCGGAACGCCGCCTTCGCCGGATCTGTCTTCTTCAAGCCTTCGTATTCCGGCACCGATAGCTTCGCTCGATCCGGATCCACGTTCACGGCGTTCGGATTCTCATCGAGATATTTCCGCGTGAACGTACTCTTGCCAGCGCCGGTGCCGCCAATCGTGATCGTGGCTTCCGGTGGCCGATCCGTAGGAGCTACCTTGCCCTTCAGGTTGTGTTCTACATAAGCCGCGTGGTTCGCTTGCCGCTCTGGTGCCCATTGCTTCGTCTTCTCATCGAAGAAGCGGTCCTGAACGGTTTCTCCCGGCTTGAGATCCGCGGGCTTCGGATTAGGAAGATTGGGAAGTTCCGCGGTTTCGGCCGTGGTGGCTTGTCTGCCCGCGCCTTTCGCCGGTTGGAAATTCGCTGTTGTGCCGCGGGTGACGGTGCCTTCGCCGGTCTTTACCTTCGGAAGTCCGGCCGTTTCCGCTTCCACGTTGTGCGGTGGACCAAGCTTCAAACCTTCTCCACCGATCTTCGGCGTCTCGGGTACGTTGCCGCGAGTTTGCGGAATACTGAAGAGTGGCGCTTGCTCCGGCGATTCCGGAAGGTGAAGCGGAGTCTGTTCGCCGGTGATCGGACCAAGCCGCGGCGCTTCCATGTCCGGCCGGAGCCGCGGCGTTTGCTGAATGTTGAACAGCGGTGCGTTCTCCGGTGGGAGATTCATCGGGATCTGGGTTGCGGCCGGTGGCGGTGGCGCGGCCGGTGTGAACTTCGGCGGTGCCGTGAACGGCGCTTCCGGTGGTGGCTCAAGCCGTCCGACACCGCGACGGATAAGCACATCCGGCTTGTTTAAGTGATGAATCAGTTCGCCCAGCGCAAGACTTGTCCCAGCCGTAGGCAATGCACCGGTCACACCCAAGATCCGCGGTAGACTCCATGGCTTCTGACGTTCGGCCACATTGACGCGGCGCTCCACTTCTTTGCCCATCGTCTCGAGCGCACCGTAATCGCCACGCGCATCGCGCACCTGAGTTTCCCCGGCATCTTCGAGCGTCTTCAGAAATTGCTGACGAATGGTTTGGCGTGCTGCTTCCCATCCGGCTGTTTCCGGGTTGTTCATCAAGTTGGCGCGGCGTGCGCTGGGATACTTCTGGAAGTAGGTTTCGAGTTTTCCGTTCACATACTTCAAGAGACCATTTGCGCTTTCCACGGTTTCGGCGTGACTCAGATCATCGGCCAACTTGTTAAGCTTCGCGGCTTCTTCTGGTTCAAAGCGTTGCATCTCTTTCGATATTACTTTTTCCGAACGGATGGCATCCGCTACCGGCTTCATGTCTACCGGCCGCTGGCCTTGCCGCTCGAGTGCCGGTTCAACTTTCTCTGTCCAGATCTTGTCTTTCATCACCGGGATGGCTTCATCGAGATCCGCGGCGCTGTTGATCGGCGTGGCTTTGTTGTGCTCCACGAGCGCACGCTGAACACCCGGACGCGCTACCGCTTCATCCCAGCCGGTGGCTTGTGCGCGTGGCGAGACGCCTTTCTTCAGGAGTTCTTCGCCGGTCATCCCGATGTGGAACGGTTCGCCAACTTTGGCGATGGCTGTTTTCGCTGCCGGGATAAACTTCGGTACGTTCTCAGGAAGTCCGGCCGCGGCTCCGGTCATTTCCGAAGTGGACAGCAAAGCGTTCTGAATCGCTTGCGGATCTCCCTTCAAAGCTTCGGGAGCCGCTTCGCTCAAACCTTTAGCGCCGTGAGCCATGAAAGCAAGATCTACTGGAACAGCGGTCACCGGATTCGTATTGGCAAGCACCGCACCGGCCGTGGTGGCGATACCTTTCGGCGTGAACATCTCAGATCCCAGATGTGCGGTATCAGCGAGTGCGCCAAGTGCGCCGACACCAGTGAAAGCACGCGGATCTATCGGCTTGCCTTGAGCCGCGGCCTGTTGCTGCAAAGTCTTTTGCCGTTCCGCTTCTTCAGCCGCGACGTCACCCGCTTTACCCAGTCCGGTGTGAATATACGGTGAGACCATTCCGAGCGGTCCCATCGCGAGATGCGTGAGATCCTGTGATTCCCGATAAGGCTGTTTCAGTGATTCCGGTAGATATTTTTCCGCTTCCTGTTGTCCGGCTTCGTGAACTCGTTTCGCCGTCTGGAAGATGCTGGGCTGTTGGGCTTCCGGATTCTTTTCGAACTCCGTGACGCGGCCAACGGTCTTCAGTGCTTCGGCGTTCTTCTCTGCCTGTGTCTTGGGTGGCGCGGCTGTAGCGGTGGACTTTTCTAGCCCATACTTATCATCGAGAACGGCCGGGATGGGCGCTTTCTCGAGACCGTAATCATCACTAGTGGACTGTGGGGGCATTCTTGGTCCAGCCCTTATACTGGGGATCCTTCAGGAAGTCATCAAGCTTGTTCGTGAAGACCGCGTGCCGGTCACCCTTTGTATCGTAAACCCAAGACTTTCCTTGTGGCGGTTGTCCCCCCCCAGCGGGTGGAGTAGCGCCACCGGCCGGAGTAGTCGGCTGGCCTTCCACAATTCTCCGGTGGAACGTCTTGCCTTCCTTGGCCACAGATTCGAGTGTTGGTCTCAAGCCTTCCATACCGGAGATGAACGCATCCGGATTCCGCTCGAGTGTACCCAGCGCGTGCTCGAAGTCTTTGACGAACTCCGCGTTTTTGAATCCATGCACGGCCGGTTGCAACGCATAGAAAGACTTCATCGCGGAATACAGCTTCGCAATTTCCGGATCCACGTTTCCGATCTCGAGTTCGCCGCGGTTGATTCGTCCCATAATTGGTCCCATGTCCGCACGGTGTTCGTTGACCAAATTCTTTAGATCTGGGATCAAATCAAGAACCGCTTGCGCGGCGCTACCACGGCTCTGACTCTGACCGCTAGGCTTAACAAATTCCTGTTCCTTTATTTTGTTTTCGTACTCGCGTTCGTGCAATTCGAGATTCTTCTGGGCAACTTCATGCGCCAGATTCGCCGCGGCCAGTTTCTTCAGCGCAAGCTGATATTGTGGCGAATTGGGATCGTTCTTGGACTTCTCGAACTCTTCCTTCGCCACGTTCAAATTCTCTTGGGACTTCCGCAAGGCAACGGCGCTGTCGCGAAGCGCGGCCGCGTTCTTCATCTTCTCCTGATTCTGTTGATAGACCGGCGATTCTGTATCCGCGACAATGTTCCCTTCCGCATCACGCTTCAAGCCATGGTTCGCGAGATTTACTTCATCTTTGGCGCGGTTGGTGCGTTCGGTTTCTTCCAATTTTTCTTGGTTGATATTCGAAACGTTCTCTTCATGCTTGGCGCGTGTCTTTTCGGATTCTTCCGCGAGTTCCTGAGTTTTGGCTCGCTCGAGCGCTTCCCGGTTCTGTGAAGCTACGGCCAGTTTGTTGAGATCTGTACCTTCTGTGAGCGTAGCCAATCCCGGCGCGGCCGCGGTGAATGCGATGTTGCCGACACGTCCGAGCACATGCCCGATCTTGCCCAGTACGCCCGGATGATTCTCCGCGCTTCCCCATGGATTCTCTTTTGCAAGTGCTTCCCGCTGTAGCTGGCCTTCGTAGTAGTTCGAAGATCCCATCGGCACGGCCGCGGACATTTGTGGCAATGCCATCTTTTCCTTGAACGAAAGATTCGGCGGTTGCGGTGCGAGCGCCGTGAGCACGCCTTTGTCGCCAACCGTTGGCGTGAGACCGGGATCCGCGCCGCTCATCAAAATTTCTTTGTTGTGTTCTGAGATATTCGTGGGATGACCAACATGTGCGCCGGTCACCGCCAGATCTATATCGCGAGCGCTGGCCGGTGCCATCGGTTTGATTGGCGTAGGCGGTGCCGGTTGTGCGGGCTTCTTCAAAATTCCCAGCGCGGCAAGGTGGTCATCACTTACCGTGTCCGGCAACTTCATAATTTCTTCAAGTGTCGGTGCCATCGTCTTATGGGAAGAACGCTTTCTTTACACCCGCCGCGGAACTACCCATACCGCTGATCGTGTCCAGCACACCTTCGGTGTTCTGCAACCAACCTGTTTTTCCGGCATTCAGCGCGGTGTTGAGATCTTCATTCGCCAAGCCCATCGCTTGCAACTGGCGCGATGTATCCGTGCCGTAGAGACCGGCAAGCATCTGTTGCGCTTCCCGCTGTTTCTGGTTCGCAATCTGTGTGTCCAGATTCTCCACACCCAGCGCGTTGGCTGAAGTCTGACGGCCGCGTTGCCGTGCCGCTTCATCGAGCGCCGCACTGAAGCCACCCGGATTCCGTGTTCGCATCGCTTCGAGCGTGGCCGCGCCGCGTGTACCGGCTCCGGCACCGCCTACCGCTTCCGCACCAGCCACGAGTGCATTGTTCTTCTGTGTGGGAGTGAGTCCTACGCCACCTTGTGCTTGCCGCTCGAGTCCGGGGATAATCGAAGATCCGATCTGTCCGGCTGTAGCTCCGTAACCGGCTCCTACATTCGTAGATGTATCGGCTTGTCCCTTTGCACGGCTTTGGATGGAACGATCAAAGTAGACTGGGTGACGTTCCACATGGAACAGTCCGCGGAGTGATTCAGTTCGATGTTCAGCTAGGGCGCATTCAGTGAATGAATGGGCGCGGGTTGCCATACGCGGAATCCCCTCTAAAGAAAAACCATCGTACTTTCAACCCGATTGTGAAGAGAGCATATCATAACTTCAACGTGTAGCAAGACCATGGTGACTTCTGGAATCCCATTTGCTCGAGCCGGTCTTTGAAACTTAGTTCAATTTCCGGTGGGATCCAGCAAGACATCTGATCCAAACCCAGTCGCCATGCTTCGCGCACGATGTATTCGCGCAATTCCTGCATCCATTGCCAGCGTTCTTCCGGCGTGCCCGCCGCGTGATCCACGAACAGATACAGTTCCGAAGTGCCGCGGATCGAGCACGACATCACCACTTTGTTTTCAATTTCCACTACGCCGGTATGCAGCATCAAAGGATCGGTGAAGTCCGGAAAACATTCCGCGGGAAGTTGGTTGGCCAGATAGATCTCGTGAATCGCAACTTCGTCTTTCGGTTCGTAGGAACGGATCATTGGTTCTGTGCGCTGGTGCGCTTCACTCCGCTGGCCTGACGATACAACACTTTTCCGAAACCCGATCCACCTTCTTCGCCGGAGTTCTGTGCGGTGCCGCTTCCCGTACTGGCAAAGAGATCCATCTGTGCGCCACCACCGGCATTGAGCGGCGTAGGCGTAGTGCCGCCGAAGTTCATCTTCACGCCGGGATCACTGCCGGGATATTGCGCGTAAGCCCGCCAGTAGTAATTGATGACGTTTCCGTTTCCGTCTTTGTGCGGCAACGTTTGCGGGATCATCGTGCGGCTGGTGTGCATCGGCACCACATGCGGCTTCGCGAAGCTGGGATCTGTGTCGTATTCCGCGAAGTAAGCAATGCCGCGGTTCAATTGAGCATCGTGCGAGATCGAAGCATGGAATGTTCCATTGCCATCGGATTGCACATTGAACGCTTGCAACGGCCGCGGCGGTGGGAGTTTCGCGCCATTGGCATCCACACCGGCGTTGACGGCGAGATGATTGATGGCATCTTCGATGCGCTGAAAGATTGTAGAGAATGCTCTGCCCAGTTCCGGATGCTGGCGCAATTCGTCAATCTGTCGCTGGATGTCCAGTGCCATTAGTTACTCCCGCGCACCGGTGCCCACGGATCCGGCGTCATGGACAAGTTGAGCCGCGAAAGTTCGAAACCGGAATCCACTGCATTCGAATCGAAGCCGAAGAGACACCGGTTCGCTGTAACGTTGACCACAATTTCCGTATCGCCATTGTTCGAACCGGGGAGCGGAAGATCCGGCACGAGCGGTGTGGCGAATGGCGTATCTAGTGTGTTCGGGTAAGCAGTGACCGCGACGGATCCGGTTCCGTCAATGATGGCCAAGAGCATGTGGAACGTTTTGCGTGTCGGACCAATCCGAAGATTCTGTTCCTGATCGGTGGACGGGAAAGCGTAAGTGAAGTAGCTCTGGTGAATCGCCACGCCATCATCTTGTTTGAAGCCTTCCACTAATTGATAGATCTTGCCGTTATTCGCGGAATTGCCCAGCATGATCGGCGCGGTAGGACTGTCCGCGAGCGCTTTCCGTGAAATAAACGCCGCGGCTGGAATGCTCATCGTCCATACGGACCATTTGCGTGTGTAATCGGTGTGGATCAGCTTGCCGCTGTAAGTTGGCCGCACGCCAACGCTGTTCATCAAAGCCCCGGCCGTGTTCAGCATCTTGTAGCTCAATTCGAGCACCACATTCGGCTTGGTGGGTGCGGGATCCGCGGCAATGAATCCTTGCGGTAGCCACTGGAAGAAGTTTCCATCTTCGTCCACAGTTTTGAGTGGCACACCAAACAAGATTCTTCGGTTCTCGATGTCATTCTGTACCCAGAGCGTGTGGCCGTAAGCCCAGTTAATCCGGTTCCACAAGGTTTGGATCTCTTCCGAGAGTTTCACCGGTTCGCCGCCGTTGAAGATGTATGCACCGGCTTCCCCAGCGATGATGCTCCATTCTTCGCCGGAGTTCGGCGTATCAATGCCCGAAGTGACACCGTAGATCGAAGGCGTGCCGACAGAATTGGAGACCACTCGCGGAGTTCCCCAAAATACCGGCTCGAGACCGTCAACATTGCGAATTGCCAAGAAAGATTTGGACTTCACGAGATACAACACATCGAAAAGCACAAAAGCCGATCGGATTGGCTGTTGATTCTGGACCGCACCGGAAATTACGCCGGTCACCTGATCGAAGGCTTCAAAATTGTTGATGTAGCTGCCGGTAACTTGCGTGGCAAGGTTCGGTTGCTTCGTGGGGAAGACTTCCACTCGATCCGCAACGAATTGCACGGTGTTCAGGATGTTGGTGGTGTAGATCCGGAGCCGGAGATCGTTCGGCACCGGTGCTAGACCGGTAGTCAACAGCGTGCCGGTGAAGATCTGCATCGTGCTAGTGAGTTGTGTGAACTGCAGCGTGAACGTTCCCGATGCCACGCCGATAGTGGGGCTGAAAAGATCCACCACGAACTGTCCGGTGCTCGCTCCGGTGGGCAAACTCGCCGTCACGCGCACGCTGTAGGTGGTGGACGGCTGGATGATCGGAACTTGGAACTCATCCTGAAAGGCGTTCTGGTAAATCATGCCGTACTTTGCTTGCGTGCTGCCGGTAGAGTTCGTTACGGAGTACGCGAAGCCGAAAATTGGCGAATTGATGACACTGACACCACCGCCGCTTGTGGAATCCACCGTCCAACCGGCCGGATAGGTTGCCGAAGCGCCGGATCCACCCAAAATCCCGCCATCGAAAGACCAATTCAGGAAATTCGTGATCTTGTTCTGTTCGCCAATCGCAAAAATGCGGCTGGCATAGGGAACGAAGCCCAAAGAACTGCCGAGTTCCGCGGTTTCGAACAGATTGTTGCCCTGTGTGTCAATTTGTGTGGCCGCAAGAAGCACGCCATCGGAAAAACTCAGTGTGGCGCTGGTGGAAGTATTGTCATTCACCCATGTAGACGTGTTCGTGATCGTCACGCCGTTCGAAAGCACCGGCACCGGCTCCGGAATGTTGTAGAAGTTGCCGCCATTGGCCGCGGTCAAGTGGATGACTCGAGCCACCACGTTCGGTGGACCGGTAAGCAAATTGGAAATGACCAATGTAGACGCGCCGGAAGGCACATCGAAGGTAGTGATCGGTGAAGGTTGCGTCAGATAGCCGTCGCGAGTGAGAAACGAGTAGCAACACTTGCGAACACCAGCACCTACGATGCCGGTGGTGACGATAGATCCACCCGCTTTGTTCCCCACAATCGCCATGGGATCGAAAGTGAAGATCGTACCGGCAATAATTCCGGATCCAGTCTCCGCGGCCGATGGAACATTCGCCCCGAACAATTGAATCGTGAAGTTTCCCGGCGATGCGGCCTGAATGACCACGTTCGTAACGTTGAAGATCCCGTTGCCGTTCAGCGTGCCGGTGACGGTGACGAACTCACCCACTACTGGCGCGGTGCCGGTGATGAGCGTGAAGCCGTAGGTGGCAAGGTTGCCGGAAAGCACGGTGCTGGTGATCTGCAACTGGGAAGCATTCGGCGTGGTGAGCACTGTCCAAGTGCCATCGTAGCCAGCCGTAGGAGCGCCACCGGTGCCGGAGATCTGGAACTGATTGCCTACCTGCAGATTCGGCACTTGTGCGGCCGTAGTCATCGTGGCCGTGGTCACCTGATAAGTGCCGAACGGTCCATGGCCTTCGATGTGATCGGCTTCATTCTGGAACAGCGTGCTAGTTTGCTGGATCGTGAAATACCAACGCGAGAACTGTGCTCCCGGTGGGATCCCTTGGCCGATGCTGGTGACGGTGTAGACGCCGTTGGCCAGTTGCGGAATTGAGTTGACGCCACCCAGACCGGCGAGCGCTACGCCTACTCCCGGTTGCAAATTCGGATCCGGATTGGCCAGCGCCGCGGTGCGGGCATAGTAGACGGTGACCACGTTCCCCGGTGATGTGCTACCCGGACCGGAACTCCACAGTAAGCCGGAAAGATGCCCCGCCGCTTCGGGATCACTTTGTGCCGCGGTCTGGGTGATCGAAACAATGTTCTGGCCAACGGCCGAACTCGAGCAAGAAGGCGGTGCGCCCGGACCAACCTGTGAGCAACGGTCAAAGTTCGTATCGTTGTAGGTGTACGGAATGTCCGTACCCTGCAAGAGATCCGAGATGGCGATGAACTCCCGATCCGATTGGGTGCAAGACTGTGCGAAGGATCCCGGTTCGATGGCCGTGTAGACCGCGGTGAGCGCGAACTCCGCATTGTTGGGATCTTCCTGATACATGATTCCGTTGCTGCCCAAGAAGAGATTGTTGATCTGTCCATCTGTTTCCGCGAACGTCTTCAGGTAATTGATCGAAGGCGCGGGATTCGGAGACAGAAAGACTTTGATGAAGGCAGCGTTGATACTGAACGTAACGACAGATCCGCTTAACGCCGTGGCCTGAACCTTAAACCCAAAGTTGGGATCGTTAAACAAAGCCGGTGTCAGCGTCAGTCCCCAGTCATCCGTAGGACTTCCGAATGTGACGGTGCCGGTGGATGCTGGAAGCTGGAAGGTATGCGTTGGCGACGTGGGACCGGGATTCAACAGTTGCAGCGTCAGGATGGCGTCCGGCGCAAGATTGTCTTGCTTGCCGCTGATCTCGATCTCGAAACCGAACACGGAAAGCGTGGTGGGAATGGAAAAAGGGAAATTCAAAAATTCAAGAAACTGTGAAGTGTTGCCGGAAGGTGGCGCGAAGCTGCCTTTCTGCATTTCATAAATCGTGATGCTGCCGGATGTGATCGAACTACTGGCGATATTGCAATCCACCGTATTCGAACCGGCTTTGCAGGAATCCACCATCCACACTTCTTGCGTGATGCCGAAGCCACCCGGAGCGGTGACGGTCTTGGTGAGCCGGTGCCATGCGTTGAGTTGGGAATCGCTGATTACGATCCCCATCTCACCAGCATCTTGCGATACCACAATGCACAAGAGAATGTTTCCGGCAATGTTCGGATTGGAAAAGGGAACGAAGTGATCTCCGATTCCAAACCCGCCACTCGTTCCCGCACTGCCCACGCATGTTGGTTCGAGTGAACCGGCCATGTTGAACAGCAAAAGCGAAGCGGCCCAGAAGTTTGTATTGTTGATGCTCGCATCGCCCGCAACCGCGGCCGTCGCTACTTGTTCATAAGCCGCACCACCTTGGATCGTGGAGAATGGTGGTGCCGGTAGCACCCAACTTCCATTGGGCGAGACCGTAACACCAGCGCCGAACAGCGAGATCGTGGAAATGAATAATGCCCAATCGTCAGCCGAAGAAGGTGTGAGCGGTGGCGTGGTGATGTGAACACTGGTGCCGGTGAGATCTGTTGCGGTGATTACCTGATCGAACGAGATGATGCCGTTGACGGCCGGTGCGGAGTTATTCAGTGCGACGGTAGCAAACAGCGAAGCATTGTTCAGCGTGGCATTCATCGGGTTGGTCCACGCAATCTGATTCACTGCGTTGATGTTCCCGGCGAAGCCATCCAATTTTTCTTGGAAGAAGTCCGTGTAGTAGAAATTCGATTGAAGCCCCGGCCGAATTTCTACCGAACCGATGATGAACGAACAATTGACAGCGACAGGGGAAGCGCCCGGAGCAAGATCTTGCGGATTGGATTCCGTGTAGAGACCACCGAAAACATCTAGGTCTTGCGAGACCAAAGGTTGTGCGAAGTTTCCGATGGAAGTCTCCCGATCAGAAGGAACCTTTCAGGAAAAAAGCGGAGCACCCTTCTCGAAGTACTCCGCTTCCATCCGTTATGCGTTACGAATGAACTCAGCTTCGAAGTCAATCAAATCGTTATTGATGCCCTGCATGTTGGTGCTGGCCGGGATCTCGTTCAATGGTGCCGCGGTAGTCAGCGAACCATTGACGGGAACCTGCAGGATCATCAACTTTCCATTCGAGAGACGCTGGTACATGTAACCGGTGCCGGTGAGTGACGTCATAATGCAACGCCGCACGCCGCTGTTCGTGGTGGCTTCCGGAAGCGCGAGCAAGATCGAATCGAGCGCGACACCACCCGGAATATACGGCGTGCCGGTGACTTTCAACTGCCCCTGAATAATCAACCGGCGTTGATCTATGGACGTGATGTACCCGGACTGGACTACAACAAGAACGGCCATGATGGTTCCTCAGTCGTGCATCGGCGCATTCGGGAACGCCGATCCGCGGAGTGTTGTTTGCAACTGTGGCCGCGGCCACATGGCGAACTTCATGTTTACGAAGGTGTGCTGGATCCCGGTCCTGTTGCCCGCCAAGTTCCCGCACCATCGGACATGAACTCTTGAAGTGTGACGCTGTTCGCATTCGTCGGAATCACCGTGTATCCCTTGAATGCCGCGGGTAGAGTGAACGTCCACCCGCCTGTTCCGTCTTGCGTCCACTGGAATATAACACGCTGGCCCTTCACTCCGTTATTCAAAGCCGTGAGCACCATGTTTTGATTCAGCGTGATGTAGAACGCGCCGGTCACCGAAGCATCGAGCGCGAACGAAGCGGCCGGAGCAACGGTCACCGCCGCGGGCAGATCCGCGGGCACCATCACACGCGCCGTGATCGGACCGGCAGCGCCGGAAACCGGACCGGCCCAGAAAGTATTTGCGTTCTGATTCACCAAGTTGACGGTGAGTCCGATGGTGCCGCTTGTAGTGATCGGAGATCCGGAAACTCCGAGACTCAAGAGTGCGCTGGAAGTCGTATGTGTTACGGCTACACTCGAGACCGTGCCGACACCGGCCGGAAGATCCGCGGTAACGAGTGTGCGCCGAGATGGCGCTCCGGCACCGCCACCGGTGGGACCGGCGATGAACGTGTTCGCATTCCAATCCGAAGAATAGCCCAGCCCCAGCGTGCCGCTTGCTGTGACCGGCGAGCCGGAGATGGAGAAGCCAGTGGGCACCGTCATGGCGACACTGGTGACGGATCCACCACCGGGAGAAACTACTTGCTGATCGGCAAAGATCTGTTCTTGGATCCGGCCCAGCGGATCGAAGTAAACCAGCGTGTACGTTCCGGTAGCCGCGTAGAAGAAGAAGTTTCCGAGTCCGTCCGTAATCACCGGATTCGCCAGCGGCGTGCCGCTCGCGTCCGAATAGATCGTGGCCAGTGGTGAAGGTGGAATGGAGCCGGTGCTCGCCGGTTGATTGCAAACGTAGACGAACGCGCCGGAGATCCCCACACCCAGCGCCGTGTTCACCGTTCCGTCTTTACGGAAGAAAGACATTATGTCCCCCAGTTGTCCACAGGTCCGAGCGGCGTTCCTTGTTCGTTCTGGGAACCGGCACCTTCGTAAGCTGGACGCCGGAAGTTCTGTTGCTGTTGACGGCGCACCCATTCGTTGGACATGTCATCAATCGCTTTTTCGTGCATCTCTTTGGCGAAGGCAACGTTGCCGCCGCCACGCGCACCGGCGTACAGCATCGCAATCTGGGAAGCTACCGCTTCTTCGGAATCGAGAATTGAAAGGTAGGTGGTATCAAAATCGGCCGGTGGCGTATTGAATGGCACCACGCCGGACTGGTAGCGGATCCGCAAGTTTTTCGTGGCGGTGCTCCCGATCATGTAAATCCGGTACTGTCTCCATTCCCACATTCCCAATACTTGTGTCTGGATCGTGGAAGGCAATCCATTCTCGGGTTGAATCATCTCGCTGTAACCCAATCCGGATCCCGCGGTCTGTTCCGAGACCACTAAAACTTGCAAGGCATCGCTCGGAAGTTTCGGTGTGGGATGAAGCGTGTAGCCATCGAAGTAACCTTCGAAGCCCACAAAAGTTTGCACGTCAACGCTGGGTGTAGACACCGGCGTCAGATTCGGAAGGATGATGCCGTCCTTGATCGGGAACGTCACACCTTCAATGCGAAGTTCGCGTGCCACGGTGCGCTGTGCGGAATTGATGTAGTGAATCGTGAAGGGTGCGCTGTTCGTGAGGATTCGGCCGTTCGTGCCACCAGTGCCGGGATACATATCGTTGACGATGGATCGAGCGAGATCCATGCACGATTGGAGCGTAGGGAAACCGGATTGTTGTGTGTTAGGCATACGCTCCCTTCCAAACTTGCATCGCCGGGACGGCTGCGGGTCGCCTTGACTACCCAAATCGGGTCGTCACCGCGCTAGGCGGGTAAAGGCAGCAACGCGGGTACGGAACCGTCCCAGCGAAGATCGTGTTAACTTCTGCGCTTCGCTCCCTTCGTGGCGCGAGCTACTTCTTTCGCCGCACCGGCCGAAGCCAAGTTTTCGAGTTCGTCTTCTTCCGGATCTCCGGACGCCATGCCCGCGCCTTCCCGCGCAACCGGCACCACCGGCACCGGCACGGCCGCGGATGTCGCGGCAAACGGGAAGATCCCGATCTCCGCGCAACGTGCCACGTCAATGATGCAGCGCTCGCCAAAGCTGTTCCGGTGATACGCCACACCTTCCTTGACCGCTTCGCCGCAATTCGGGCAATCCACCATGAGATCCGAACGCATGTGCCACGGCGAAGTTTTGCGAAGGTAATCCATCGCGAAGTGCATCAATGGCGTGATCTCGTTTTCCTTTTTCGAGTTGTAGAAAAATTCGGCTTGCCGGACCAAAGCTTCCAGCGTCTTGCGTGCCACGATTTTGAACTTCTCGATCTCTTCGTCCAGCTTCGGATCGTCCGGCGTAGTCAGGGACCAAAAACATCCCAGCGAGTTGTAGTTATTCCCGAACTGATCGTTCGAGCGCCAGTTCTGCAATTGCGCTTGCCAGTTCGTTCCGGGGAACGAAGCGGGATTCAGCAATTGTCCGGCATACTTGCGGCCGTCAATATGCTTGAAATAGTACTCCGTGGATCCCGGCCGTTCGTAACGTTCTTTGATGAAAGCGGGGAACATGAGCACGGAAAACTTCTTGTCTTTCGGCTTGGCCGGAATGATGAAGCGCGGGAAGGCCGGTGGCTGATTGATCTCGTGCTCGAGTTCGAGAATGTTGTAGATGTAAAGCTTGTAGGTTGGCATCGGAATATCGTCGCCAGCCTCGAGCCTTGCACCCTTGGGACTATTCTGTTCGTTCATCTTCGCTTGCGATGCCCGTACTGCATTTGCTGAATCGTTCGTTAGATCATGTGTTGCTTCAAGTGGCATTGTGTTCTCCCGATTTTAGATTCGTGAAAGCACAGACGGCCGGTTGCCTTGCGCCATACCCTTCGCAAAGACCGGACGGCCGTACCCTGACATTTTTTCCCAGCGCTTCTGGATCTTGTCCATCATCGTATCGAGAAGCGACGTTCTACAGCCTTGGTTCGAATAGGAAACCGGACCGTACCACGCGGGCAGATCGTTCATCATCCTGTCCGCGAGTTCGTTCACTTCTTGCTTGCGGAGATATTCCTTCTCCATCTGTGCCGCGGCTTGCCGTTCGAACAGCGTCATGTACTGGCATTCGATGAGCAGCGGGATGATCTTGTCAATGAACAGGTGATCGAGCGGAAGCGCGTTGACTTCCAGCTTCCCGTTCACAAATTCTTTCCGGCACATCATGTAAAGAATTTCGTAGCGTCCCTGCCATGGGTAATCACCCATGAAGTACAGATTCATCCCGTCCATGAACGTGTTCGAGTAGAAGAGATCCGGTGAACCGTAGTGCGATGGATCTTTCCACCGCATAATCATCCAGCATGGTGTGTTGGATCCTTTCAGCCGTTGTTCATAACCGCTGACATCGCCGCGGTCCGTGAAACGACTGAAGGCCATCTTCTGGGTTTCGCTTTGCGCCCAAGCAATCTTGTAGATCGGACCACCGAATTTGTTCTTGCCGAACATCCGGTCAATGCGGTCCTGAAATTCCTTGGGACACTGGCGCGATTCACTCACGATTGCTTCGCTTTCTCGAGCGCTTGTTCAATCGTCTCATCTTCATCCTTGATGACATACTTCGCTTCACGGAGCGCGATGCGGCCCTTGATGACGGCAAGCTTCAGCGGATCCGTGATCTCTTCCGCGGCCGCATAGATCTCTTCTTCCCGCACCAGATACAGATCCCGCTCGCCGGTGAGTTCTTCCACATCATCGAGCGCGTTCGGAAAGTTCGTGAATACCACGATCTGGCCCACCGCGAGACCGCGCACTTCGGCCGTGTCCACATCCACTACATGACCGTGTTGCGTGCGTGCTTGGGCTTCACGGATCCGGATGCCGCCTTCCGAGATGCGTTCCTCTTGGGCAATCATGCGGATGAGTACCCACTTACCGCGTGCTTTGAGTTCGTAGAATTTACGGCTGGCCGGAACAGTATCCTGTGCCGGAGTGGTGATGGTTTCCATATTTTCCCCGATTTGTTTGAAGTTTCAGGGAGCACCTTGCGATGCTCCCCGAATGTTTTTCTTCTGTCAGCTACTAGCTCGTGACGCTGGGAACAGCCGCGCTCGAGATGTAGCAACCCGCCTTCAGGTTCGAATTGAACAGGTTCAAGAAGGCGTTGTAGAAGAAGATCGAAGAAGTCAGGTAGCTGCCCTGACCGGCAAAGTCCGGAATCGGCATCGTGGTGACGCCATCACCGAAGTCATAGATGGACGGTTCAACCGTCTCAACGATGCCCCAGTTCGGCGGTACAACCGCATCCAGACGCCCCGCCTTGGCCGAATACGCAACGTGCAATTCGCGTCCGGCATAAGTGGGAGACATGTTCTTCTTGGCCATATCCAGCGCCTTATCGCCGGACGGAAGCATGTACTGGGCAAGTACTTGGGTGTAAAGCTGGGCAACGGCAAGTTGCTGATCCGGCCCACAGATCCAAGTGAACTCGTCCACTGCTTTGTTTTCTTGGCCCAACCCGCGGCCGATCAAGATCTCAGCCTTGTAGCCGTCCGTCAGGTTGATCGGCGCGTTGTTCTTGTTGATGTTCGGCGTGGACAACTGGCCGGGGAACGAAGAACGCGACAGATTCAGGATCGTGCCGGTGTTCGATGCCACTTGGAACGCATAGATCCCGAGCACGCCGGAGTTCAAAGCGCCGGTGCTGCCCTGAATCATAATGAAGTCGCCCGTCGTGGTGCCGTTCGGGAGCGCGGTGCTGAAGTACACGATGTCGGCCGCGCCGTCCACATAGGAAACCGTGGCCGTTGCCACACCACCGGTACGCGGTGAACCGCCTTCCGCGGCGAAGAACTGGACAACTTGCTGTTCCTGTAACTGGTTCGCCTGACCGCCCAGACCGGAGATGATCGAAGTCTGAGCGCCGGAACCGCCAGTCGTGATAACCGCGGTGGATGGGATTTGAAGCACCGCGCCGGAGCCGTCCGTCAAGAACTGAGCGTCCACACCTTGCATGAAGGTTTCGAACGAGTTCTTGAGTTCTTCAGCCCGGAGTGCGATGAGTCCGCGCTTCGGCCCTTCGGTGGCTTTGCGAGCAAGGTAGGTGATCTCGCAACCGGCGAAGAGTCCCACCGGAGAAAGATCTCCGGCAATCCACTGCGAACCGGTCCCACGGCCTAGAGCGTCACCGTTGCCGGTGGCTTGGAAGATTGCCGCGCCGGACTGGATCCGCATCGGCACACGGAATGCCGGACGGGTTACGCCACCGGCCTGTGTGATATTGGCGGTGGGATAAGTCTTGCTGCCCTTTTTGAAAAGATTGTAGACAGTCCGGCCCTTGTAGACGTAATCCGGAATGCCCTTTGCAAAATTCTCTAGCTCTACGGCTTCAACAGCGGCTTCTGCGAGCGGGTTCGCTGGCATGGACACAACCTCAGCAGTGGCTCAACGCGCACGTTCTGCAGATTCCCGAGATCTGCCAGCTTGTGCTTTGCTGCCTATTCAGCGTTGGCGCTCAACGTGAAGTCAATCACGCGAGTTCAGTGCTTTTCCCGATTGTGTTGGTTTGGCCAGAGAGGCTTCATATTTTTAGCGTGGGCGTGACCACGACATCTCTGAGCAATGCCGATACGGTACAGCCGCTTGCCGGAAAGTGTCAACAAAAACTTATGGCTGATCGGCCCAGTTCCATTGCACCAGCTTGCCGTTGTCCTTGCGGTAAGCTTTGCCCACCTTGCCGCCGATGTTGAACATCTCATCCGTGGTCTTGTCCCAGTCAATTTCCTGTGGCTTCGGCTTCAGCGTAACCGCCGCTGCAGCGGCCGGAGCCGCGGCTTTGTTCGCCGGTGCGGCACCATTCTTCGCGGCCGGTGCGGCTGGCTTGGCCGCGCCACGGCTGGGGAAGCGCATATTCTTGTAGTTCCGGAAAATATCCGGAAGAAGTTCCTCGAACTTGTCCGATATGAACTCCGCGCTACGATCCGCATCGCCTTTGGCTTTGACCGCGTGAGCATTCTTCTGGAACGTCTTGTCCGCTTTCATCGCGGCCCACACGCGATTCATTACGCCTTGCGTGAAGTCGCGCCGGGATTCACCCATGTCTTTGCCATCGTAGCCGATGGACTTCCAGAACGAAGCCGTGAGCACGGTGCCAAGCGCATCGTTATTCCGCTTGGTGACGCTGTTGCTGATCGTGCGGTCATAGTGATCGGCTTCGCGTTGGTTCATCTTGTTTTCGCGGTCCGTCAGCGCTTGTTCCCGCGGATCCACTTGTTTGACATTCTTCGAGATCTCACCGGCCTGAGTTGCAAGATTGGTCATCCAATCGTGAACTCGTTTCGCCTGATCCCAAGCTTCTTGGCCTTTGCCTTCTTCGCAAAACTTCATAACTGCAGCGAGAATTTGCGGAAGTTGGGCTTGATTGAACCGGCGCACCACGCTGGGAAGCATGGCTTCATCGAGCAACTTCGCGCTTTTCTCGCCCAGTACTTCAAGCGCATTGCGAGCGGCCACCATCGTATTTTCGGGATTCGCTTCGTAAAGCTGTTCGATCAGGGAGCGGTCCCCTCTGGCGAATTGCTGGATCTCGTTCCGGTAGTCGCCTACTTCGGTTTCCAGACTTTCGATTCCTTCGGATCCACCCACGGCTTCGAGCGTGGCCTTGAGTGTGCGGATGTTGCTGACTACTTCCTTGAAGTTCTTGGCTTCCGGAAATTCCTTGGCCACCGCCTGATTGCGGAAAGCGGTGTCGCGCACGAACTTCGCAAGGTTCTTGTCCGTCTTCTCGAGTCTGGAAATGGCGTCACGAGTGGCTTTGTCAATCGTGCGGCCATCGGTAGAGATCTCTTCACGTTCCGGGTGATCGTCCGTGCTTTGATCTCCCGGTAAACGTTCTTCTTCCGCACCGCCAGCCGCGGCCGCGCCGTCGCCACCGCCAGCTTCCCCGCCATCGGCCGGAGCCGCACCACCACCGGCATTGGGATCTACTTCCGGATCCGCAACGGCTGCAGCGGCACCACCATCACCGGCACCGTCAGCGCCGCCACCACCCGCACCAGCACCAGCAATAGCATTTGGATCGTCCATGACTTCCTCCCCGATTTAGTTACCCGATTTGTACTTTTCGAAGGAATTTTATTCCTTCAAACTTTTATTTCGCCGGTGTCGTGGGACTTGCTTGCCCCGGACCGGGAAGCGCTGGCATTGCCGATGGGACTCCCGGCGATGATTGCGGTTCCGCTGGCGAAGCTGGTGTGGTGGGCGTCATCCCACCTTTGCCAAGCAATTGCGCTGCAGCGCCCGGATCATTTGCGGCCACATCTTTGTAATTAATGGACTCGGACGGCGGTTTCGAAGGTGCCGGAGCCGCGGCCGCTTTCTGTTGTCCGGCTTCTTGGTGATCCATGAAGTGCAAGCGCACGTTCTCAAAGGCTTCCGGATTCACGCGCTTTAGTTTCCGGCCTTCGCGCTCCATCATAAACTTCCAGCAACACATGGCTTCTGTTTCGTTGTCTTCCACTTGGCCATCTACGGTGACAGAGGAAACGAGTGGCTTCGTCTTGGCCATTTGGTCAATTTCCTGTTGGACCGCCAAGAGTTGAGTCTGATCCACATTGGGCATCTTCTTTAACTTCTCGAGCATGGCTTGCGCTTCGGCAATCTGCGGATTCGGGATCGGCTTCTGTTTCGTCAGTAGCTCGAGTTCGCCCAGTTGCTTTTCCCATGCGAGCACTTGCGGGATGTAGAGTTCCGGCAACGCCACCATGGACTTCAGGAACACGAGATTCGCCGGATTGTAGAGCACTTCACCCAGCATCGGATTCTTCGCAGAGTCTTGCATGAAGCCCACAAGCCGCTGTTGCTTTTGCGGGTAGCTCTCGGGGAAGTTCTCATCCGATTCGGCATAGCAAGCAATGTTGGACTTCAGATCGTTCACTTCGAGACGAATGACTTCGCCACCGGGAATCCGTTCGTTGATCGTGCCTTTCCGCATCTTGGATCCCCAGCGCACTTCGTTCTTGGTGGCTCTGGCTTCGGCGTTCTGGATGTTGTGCCACGTTGGTCCCAACCGGCCTAATGCTTGATCCCGCTGCAGCGCCATGCCGCGGAAGGTATCCGTATCGGATTGGCCGCCAGAGATAGCCGGATAGCCACCGGTGAGCAATTCGCAAAGCGGTCCGATGTATTCCTTCACGAACTCGAACAGCGAAGCCGGTGCTTCCACCTTCGGTTCGGCCCACACAAGCTGTTCCACCGGGATCCCTTGGCGTTTCATCGGCACGCGGTCACCGGGAACGTTGGACTGTTGCCGGAGCGCCTGAACATCGAACGCTTTGTTGTCCATGTAGATCTTGGGGATCCCGCGGACAAAGTAATCGTTGATGAGATCCAGCCAATTGTTGATGCGCTTCTGTGCGGGCATCATCGAAGTGCCCAGCGCGTTCCGGTTCTGGCCGTCGCCGGAGTAGGCTTGGATCTCAGCCCATGAATCGTCAATGTTTTCGTTCCGCGCCCAGATGAAGGTTTCCCCGGCGTAACAGATGTAGACGCCATCGGGGAACTTCTTGATGAGCGAATTGCGCGTGGCTTCGTTGTCCACCCACATGAAGGCAGAGGGACGGCACCACGTCCGCTGGATCGTCACATCGCGTGAAGAAGAGTCCGCGGTGACGTAGGTGGATTGCATTCCAAGCTTGACGTTCTCTCGAGCCAGCCGCGCAATCGTGGCTTCGCTCTGGCCCTGTTGCCCGCCATGGATCTCATCCGCTTTCTTCGGAAACATGCCCTTGGCGCGGCATTCGTCCACTTCGAGTTCGAACTGCAACGCATCACAAGCGGCGAGATTCGCCGCGGCCATCGGCACCATCTTGCATTCGAGTTTGCCGTGTGCGGTGCGGACTTCTTGCCCGTTCGGCGTGCGGCCCTTGGTGGCTTCTTCCAGTTCCTCTTCCGCTTCTTCGCCGGTAACGTTGTCTTGCGCTTCCTCGTCTTCGGAAACAATCGGCGTGCTTTGTTCTTGGACTTCCTTCTTTTCTTCGCCCGCGACGATACTTTCTTCCACTTCCGTTGGCGGTTCGTTCTCCGGCACGATATTGCTGGGCTGATCCTTCTCCTGCCATCCGAAGCGCTGGCCATCCACTTCCCATCTGGACCAATAGAGAGCGCGGCCGTCACACCAGAGATAACGCGCTGCATCGGTCTGGACCACGATCAAATCATTGTTGCGCCGGATCACCTTCACGAACTTGTCCGCGGATTGTGCGCTCGTGATGGCCGCATCGCTTGAATCCTGATTCGCTTGGAAGCGGACGTTCGGCACGGAGCGGGTAAGCGCGGAGATAATCATCTGGCCGTAAGACGAGTAGATGTTCGTGGGCAAAAGCGAGAGATCAATCTGCATAGACGGACCGTAGCCCGTCGCTTCACTCGGGATCTTCCAGCCACCGCCACGCAAGGGAATGAGGAATTGATAGCCGCGGTAGAACAGCGCCGCTTCCCACGCCTGAATGATCTCGATCAGCCGCGCCGGTGTGTCGCGAGTCTGTGCTTTGCGGCACATCTCTTTGAGTGCGGCCACTTCTTCAGATGTCAGGGGATAGTCTTCGCTGTCTTCGCAATAATCCGGTTCGAAAGAAACATCTACGCCAGCTAAAACTCCGGGCTTAATTTCTTCATCCGGTGTTTCGGCATCGCCTTGCTTTTTGGTTTCTTCTTCGGTGAAGTTCGCAACTGCGGTTGCCAACTAAACCCTCTTCGTAATTTATTGGGGAAGCCATCCCAGACTCGCGCCTAGTGATGCTTCCCCTGCCCGTTTTCCGTCCTACCGCGGCATGAGTATAACCTCATCCCACGGAAATTGCGCCACCCCTGAGTTCGGTGTGAATGTCGTTCTGTGTCGGCTGCAGATATTGGATCGTGTCAGCGTCCACCACTTTGGCGATGGAAAAGGTTCCGTTGTAGCTGGGATCCGGTGCATTGATGACGCGAAGCGAAGCGCCAACATGAACGCCTTGTGTAAAGCCGTGGTTCAGGACTTTGAGCGTGACTACGCCATTCCATCGCATGATACTGGCGATGGACAGCGGACTAGATGTAAGCGCGATTGCCATTGACATAATCCTCCGTCACAGAGTTTTATTTTCGTGCCGATCTGAAAGCTTTCGCCATCCGTGCCATTTTACCTTCGTGCCCCGGCTTGTCTTCATCGCGTGTAATCTCTTCGCCAACGGAAAGACCGTGACGATGAGCAAGACGGGTAAAGCTTCCTTTGGTCCCCGCGTGTTTTTCGCGTTCTGCTTCGTCCTGCATCCAGCGGTTAGCCATTTCTTTCTCCCTTCAGTGCCGAAGTCACCACATTATGCTTAGGTTCGTACCAATCAGAACAGTATTCATTGACCGGAGCGGGAATAACTTCTGAACCATTCCACTTCACAAAGTCTCTATTGCCGCAAATTCTTTTTTCGGCGTCTTTCAGGTAGCGACAGTTCGCGCACATCGAGCCACCCTTCGGTACGCGCATTCCGGGTTTGTGATCGGCTGGATAGGTGGGCTTATTCATCGCACGCTCATGTAGGACATTGGAATCGCCAGTTGCCGGATCTTGCCCACAACCTTGCCATTCCGGCGAAAGTGGATCTCATCCATCGGCATGGTGTAATCGGCCGTAAACTCTTTGCCCATGAAGTATTCGTCTTGGGCTTCGTTCCATTCGGTGCTGTATGCCGGATTCCCCATCAATTGACGCGCTATATTCCATGCGGACTTTTGCGCCGGATGGCCGATCACTTCACAGTCTTCACCCCAGAAGTCTCGAGCGGCACGGAAGGTACTCGGGAAAAGCGCGGAACATCCGACATTGATCTCCGTGATGTTCGTAGCCGGTGCCGGTGGCACAGTCATGTACGGCTTCACTTTTTGTTCAGAGGGAAGCGGCGGTCTTGCCCAAAGCGGGATACTTGCGAGCGATGCCAGAAAGTTTCTACGTTCCATCACCAACCCTTTTCAGTGCGGCTTCAATACCTGCAACGAAGATCCGGTCCCCAGAAGGAATGCCAAGATCCCGGCGAAGAACAGCAACCGGCCGATCTCCTGCAACTTGGCATTCGTGCAAAGCGCGTACATCAAAACTCCAATGATGGCCACGAGCAAAGAAAAGTAAATAATCATTGCTTCATCTCCTGCGTGCTGCTTGGAAGGCATGGGCCATTCGAGAAGGACGTTTCATCTCCGCGCTGCCTTTCTTCATGTGGCCAAGCGCGGGATTGGCGTGCAATTCGCTGTGCATTTTTTCTTTTTGTTCCGGAGACAGCGGGGATCCGCTAGAGAAAAGGAACTTCACCTGTTGGCGCGTGTACGGCATCTCAGTTGCTTTGCGAAGGCGGTATCGGGATCTGGACCGGAACCGGAGCGGGAGTTTTCGCATCTACCGCGGCCGCGGCCGTGGCACGTTTTAACTTCTCCGTTTGCTCGAGTTCTTCCGCAACCCACTCCTGTTCTTGCTTCCAGTCAATCATCATCACCACGCCGTTGATCTCATCCTTGGTCTTGCCTTTGCTGGCCATTTCCAAGATGAGCCGGTGACGGCCGCGCACGATCTGCTTGTGCGCTTCTTTCTCGAAGCCTTCCCGGTCTTTCGTGGTGATCTCTTTCGGTTCTGACATTTCCCTATCTCCCTCAGATAGAAAAAGTGGGGAGTGAGTGCCGGACCGCGCTCGCCCACTCCCCTGTTGCTTTGAGACCGTTAAGCCATGCCGGGGATCGAAGCCCCTTCGTTCTCTTCGTTCTCTCCTTCGAGTTCGCGGTTCGCATCATCCGGAGTTTCCTGTTCTTCGTCCGGCGATTCTTCCACGCCCGCGGCCATCATGCCGTGCTGGTGCGCTTCGTGTGCGTTCTCGTGTTCGGAGACGTGTTTCTTCCCGCCATGGTGCGAAGTCTTGGTGTGCTTGCCGCCTTCGTGATCGTGATCGAGTTCCACCTTGTGCGCCGGTCCGTGCTTTTCCACCACTTCATGGATCGGCATGTGGCTGACATCTTCGCCGTCTTCGGCTCCATCGGCCGCTTCACCTTTGGGCTTGGTTTCGACGCCACCATCGCCTTTACCCGCTGCGGTTTTGTCCGCGGCCATCTTGTCATGGAATGCGGCGCGGCTTGCGGAGTGGTGTCGCGTTCCGTCTTTCGCTGTGACAGCCATTTGATTCCTCCAAACTTATGCGGCGGTGGATTCTGCCGGTGGTGCTGGAACTTGTTTGCGCCGTTTTATTTCCTCGTCCTGTGCTTCCAGATCCTTGGCTTGCATCCGCTGAAATGGTGTCAATCCGGCGTACTTGTCAGGGACCAATTCCGGTGCGCTGGGAGAGCTTGCTTCACGCACCACATCGTAAGCCGGAGCCATACCCGGAAGAAGGAAGCGGCGCAACCGTTCTACCTCATCCCGGTGGTATGCGACATCTGATATAGCACGAGATAACTCTTCGGCGTGAGTCTTTTTTAGATCATCAAGACGTTCACGTTCTTCGGATCGAACTCGAGCCAATTCAAGTTTGAGCGCGGCGAGTTCAGCTTCCACAAATCTGGTGTGGCGCGATACAAACCATTCGCGTATGTGCATTGCTTCATCTCCAATGCTGGAAAAGTTCCGGTAAGATACTCCGGAAGTTTCTCCATAATTTCTTCGATTGCTTTG